TCAGGCCATTCCGCCGACAAAAGCACTGGTGTCGCCTTTGCGCATCAGTGCCATCCGAACCGCGCTGCGACAGCCGCGCGCCTTGCAGATCGTCTCCCGTTCCACCTCGTCGAGATAGAGGAATTCGCGCTCGGCCGAAACGCAGATCAGCGCGCGCGTCAGGTAGTGGACGTGACCGCAGCTCTTGCATGTCATTTCGAGCCGCTGGTCGGTTTCGAGATCGCGAGCCTGAATGTTCTGTTTCCAATCCCTCACCAGAAGTCCTCCGCCGTTGGAATGCGCGTGTAGCTGATTTTGCCGCCCACATGACCGCCGGCCGGGGGCTTCCACATGCCGAGGCTGACGACGGTTCCGCCATATCGGGCGTTGAGATTGTCGACCGCGCCCGAGGCTCGCTCCCACTTCTGGCGGGTGACGTCGTCGTCGAGCAGCATATCCAACTGCCTTTCGCCGGCGAGGCTGATATCGCAGAGGGTGACACCGACGCGAAAGACCTGCACGCCGCGGGGATGATCGGCCTTCACCCGGCGCCACAGGGCATCGAGGCCGGCAAGTATCGCCTGGTCGTCCTGCACGATCGGCAGCTTCATCTTGCCGGACCATTGGCCGTCTCGGATCGACAGCCAGAGCCATAGGCCGCCGCAATAATAGCCGGCGCGGCGCAGCCGGCGCGCCGCCTTCGTCAGCAGCAGGCGGCAAATTTCGTAGGCACCCTTCATTGATCTGCTTTCGGGCGGTAGCACGCGGCCATGACCAAACATGCCCCGTTCTGCGGCTGGCGCCTGGATGTCGTAGCCGTGCAGGGCATACCAGAGTCGCTCGCCGGTAACGTTGTGCCAGAGCTTGCGCATGTGCTTCGGCTGAAGGCGGTAAAGCTGCTCGACCGTCTGGACGCCGGCACCGAATAGGCGGCGTTCCATGCTGCCGCCGATACCGGGAACGTCCGCCAGTTCGAGCTTGAACAGAGGCGCCGGCAAATCCTCCGGCCGCCAGATCATCAGCCCATCGCCATAACGTGCGCCCGACTTCTTGCCGGCCTTGCACGCCATTTTCGCCAGTTGCCGGTTGGCCGCGAAGCCGATCGAGCAGGTGAGAAATGGTCCCACATTCTCGGCCAGCGTCGCCTTCAGCCGCGCCGTCAGCAGTTCCGGATCGCGGCGCCCGGCCTCGTCGAGGCGGCACGTCAATTCGTCGATAGACTTCACGGTGTCGATGGGCACCACCGATTCAATCTCGGCCAGCAGCGTGTTGTGGGCGCGACGGTAGAGATCGGGTTTCTGCGGCACCAGCACGATGTCCGGGCAGAGCGCGCGCGCCTCGGCGATGTTCATCACGTTCTTGACGCCGTAAGCCTTGGCTTCGCGCGAACAGGCGATGACACAGGTTCGATCAGTTCCTTCGAATGGCACCACACCGACCGGCCGGCCGCGCAGCCGCCGATCGGCTTGCTGCTCGACGCTGGCGAAGAAGCCGTCGAAATCGAGATAGAGGCGTTCGATCGTGTCCGGCTTTCGCAATTGCAAAGCTCTCTCGTGGCGCATCCGGTGCGCGGTTCGGTCAGATGTTGGATGGTCGCCCTTCGGAGCGGCGATGTTCTCTACATGTTCCCTATGATGGGACGAGTCAAGATGGAAAAGGAATGAAGTCCTACGGCATTCCCGGGCGCGCTGCTAAGCTGCGTCGTTTAAGCGATCCGGCGTTGGAAGGATCGCCCCGAAAAATCATACTACGTCGACGGTATTGACTGAGACAGGGCCCGTCCATTCTCCGCGCTGACCGTCGCGTGCGACAGATCGAACACGACCCTTATAGATCGTATCAGTTTCCGCGCGTATTTCGAGCTGTCGTCCGGTCGTTGAGAAAGTCCGTCCATTCACTTCCAGATCGTAGGCAAAGGCGCCGTCAACGGCATCCCACTCAAACAGTACCAGTTTGTAACTTCCGAACGCTCGGAGTCCCTCATGCGTAGCGAAGGTGGGTGCTCCGACCGACAGGGTTGCGTTTACGGTCATCTGCGGCACGGGTGCGACCTGTTCAGTTGCCATTGATTTTCTCCTTGCTCCACCGCTTCGCCGATTTCGTTACCGTGGGCGATCCTGGGTAACCATTCCTCCAACGCCATCGCCTCGCTTCAATTTTCACACATTGGGTTGAAAGTCACGCAAAATGTGATTATCGGTATTGCGAACGAGAAGGGAGTTTCGCGCATGGCCGAAGACCGATTGATCCGCTTGAAGACCGTTTGCGAGATCGTCGCCATGCCAAAGGCGACGATTTATCGCCGCGTTAGCGAAGGGCGTTTTCCGAAGCCAAGACGCCTCTCGCATCGCGTATCAGTCTGGTCGAACAGTGATGTTCAGGCTTGGGTGAGGGCCACTTTGGCATGACGAACGACCTGCACGATCTCATTGCGCAGGCCGTCGCTGAAGGCAGGGTGAACCGCCTTCCGAGCGAGAAACTGCAGGCGCGGCCATCCGAACAGGTCCGCTTTCATGTCGATCACTGCGACAAGGGTCATCGCGTCGATCGTGCTGCATTTCTTGACGAGAGGGATGGTGATTTTTCGTGAGTGGGGATTTGACCGAATTGCTCGGCGACAGCGCTCCACCTCGTCGCGGTCCAGGTCGGCCGACGCGTGAGGAGGCTGCGGCAAAGCTGCAAGCCGCGATGGCATCCGATCTGCCGCACTACACCGAATTCCGGCGTCCAGTCGGCGTCACTTTCCTCGCCAATATCCTCGGCAAGCAGCCGAAGCAGATCCAGAAGCGGCTCGAAAAGTGCCCGGTCGAGAAGTTGACGAGCCACGGCGGCAAGCAACAGCCGCTCTATGATTTCATCACCGCCCTGTCATTCCTCATTCCGCCGCAGGGCAATATCGAGGACTGGTTCGCGCAACAGAATGCCGCCAGCCTGCCGCCCTACGTCAACAAGATGTGGTGGGACTCGGCGCACCAGCGCAACCGCGTCATGCGATCGTCGAACCAGCTTTGGCACGATGAAGACGTGATGATGGTCTTCGGCCGCGTCCTGATGCTGATCCGCGAGGAGAGCAAGTCATGGGTGGACGATTTGCCCGAAAAGGACTTGCTGACCAACGAGCAATACAACGCGATTATCGACGCTACGAACCGGCTCAACGAGCAGATTCGCAAGGCTCTGGTCGAGATGCCACAGCAGTTCAAGACACAGTCGATGGCTCACACCATCCACATGGAACTGAACGCCGCCGGCACACTGCCCGACGAACCGGTGACCGATGACGATTCATAAGTCGATGCGGCCGTCGACGCTGAACGAGTTGATCGACGCTGCACCATTTCCGTCCCTCGAGCAGTTGATCGCGCACGTTGCCGAGACGTTCAGCCCTAGTGAGCGGCTGACGGTTACCGAGTCGGCACAGCGCTATACGCGCATCGGTTCCGGGTCTGGACGCACGGTCCCGTGGTCGCTGGAGAAGACGCCATATATCGCCGAACCGCAGGACTTGCTGACCAGCCTCGACTATCGGGGCATGATATTCGTGGGGCCAGCTAGAACGGGCAAATCCGTGATGTTTCTGAACTGGCTCACGCACACGGTCATGAATGATCCTGACGACATGCTGATCGTTCATACCGATGCGAAGAACGGCCGCAAGTGGTCGAAGGGTGAGTTCGATCGCTATTTGGTCGCATCTAGCGATGTGCGTTCGCGCCAGCTAACGGCCAGGCAGTACGACAACACCTACGACAAGCAGTTCAAGTCTGGAATGCGATTCAACCTAACGTTCCCGACCGCGAGTAACCTGTCCGCAATTACGGTGGGTAAGGTTGGATTCATGGATTACGATCGCATGGACGACAATGCTGCCGAGGGTTCAAACTCCTACGATCTCGGGGCGACTCGCACGCGAACCAAGGGCCGCTTCGGCATGACGGCAGCCGAAAGCTCTCCGAATCCCGACAAGGAAATGCCCGATCCGAAATGGGTGCCCGACTCCCCCCACGCCGCGCCGCCGTCGCCAGGTATTTTCGAGCTCTACCAGCGCGGCGATCGACGCTGCTGGTACTGGCCGTGCCCACATTGCCGCGAGTATTTTGAAGGCCGCTTCGAACATCTGCGCGGCTGGGAGGAAGCGACAAGCGTCGCGGAGGCCGTCGAGGCGGTTTTCATGCTGTGTCCAACTGGCTGCGTGATCGAGCCGCGTGAAAAAGACCGCATGAATTCCCGCGGCGTTTGGGTGCCGGATGGGGCGATGGTGACGGTCGACGGCAAAGTGGTTGCGCGGCCGGGCATGAAGATCGCCCGCTCCAAGATCGCGTCGTTCTGGTTGAAGGGTCCGGCGGCCGGATACTTCTCGTGGGGCGACCTGGTCGAAGCCTACATCACCGCGCTGCGCGCCTACGAGCAGACGGGTGACGAAGGCCCGTTACGGAAGACAGTCACGACCGACCAGGGGATGTACTACGTTTCCAAGTCGCGGCTGTCCGAGCGCAATCCCGAGGAACTGCGCGAGCGTGCCGAGGATTGGGGGTCGACACCTGAGAATCCGACGGTGCCGGAAGGTGTTCGGTTCCTCGTCGTCACGGTCGACGTCCAAAAGGATGGCTTCGTCTGCCAGACCACCGGCGCAATGGCCAACGGCGACCTAGTGGTGATCGACGGATGGAAGATCAAGTCGTCGCGCCGCCTCGATGCGGACGGCGCCAACCTTCCGATCGATCCGCGCGCGTTCGCGGAAGACTGGGACATGCTCGTCGAACAGGCCCTCAACAAAACCTACGAACTGGCGGACGACAGCGGTCGGCGCATGCGCGTCAGGATGGCGTCCGTTGACGGCTACGGTGAAGAAGGCGTCACCACCCAGGCATATCGATTCTGGCAGAGGTTGAAGGCGCGTAACGATGGATCGCACCGCAGGTTCGCCATAAGCAAGGGCGAGCCAAGGAAGGATTGGCCTATCGCGAAATCCGTGATGACCGAGATCGGCGTGGGCCAGAAAAACGCCCTCGTGCGCGGCGCGATCCCGCGCATCCATTTCGGCTCCACACTGGTCAAGGATACAGTGGCCAATCTGATGGCGCGACGTATTGCGGCGGACGATGCGGAAGACGGCGGAGGCAAGCTGCGCTACCCGAACTGGATGCCAAAGTGGTTCTATTCGCAGATGACCAACGAAATGCGATCTGCCAAAGGCTGGCAGAAGATCGGCAACCGTCGCAACGAGGCATTCGATCTCACCGCCTACGCGGTCGGCCTGCTCTACCGACCCATCGAAGGCAACGAATTTCCATGGGTGAATATCCAGATGCATCGCATCAACTGGGAGCAGCCGCCGGCGTGGGCCGCCGAGTGGAATGCCAACGAGCTGGTGGTCGGCGGAAGGATCAGCGAGCCGCCGCCGACAGGACCAAAGCCGGCATCCACGTTTGCCGAGCTCGCCAAAAAGCTTGCGTAAACTTTCACGTATACTGTGAAATACACACAATGCTTGCAAAATGACCGAATTGACTGTAACTGGGTTGGGAACTTCCGGGCAGGACTCTCGATGGCGACAACTTCCGAACTGCAGACATGGCTCGCCGAAGCAGAGGCCGCAATGCGCGATCTCGTTCTCGGTCGTGCCGCCGTCGAAGTTCGCGACAGCAACGGCGAGAGCATTCGCTTTACGTCCGCCAATGTCTCTCGTCTGAAAGCCTACATCGCCGATCTCAAAGCGCAGCTTGCCGGTACTTCCGCCGATGCGCGCCGACCGCTGCGGCCGGTTTGGGGATGAGCGAATTCGACCTCACCGACTTGCTAGGACCAGACACCGGCGTCTCCCCGGTAGGAACTGGCTTGGTAGCGTTGCCCGGCGCTTCGGCGGTGGCGTCGGGCGGCGTCGCCTATGATGGTGCCAAAAAGACCGATCGACTGGCGATGTGGAATCCGGTGCTGCGATCGGCTGACGCCGATCTGCTGCCGGTTAAGGAATCGCTCGACGCCCGCGTCCGCGACACGTTTGCCAACGACGCCTACGTCTCCGGCGGTGCATCGATCTACAAGGATTCCATCGTCGGTGCGCGCTACCAGCTGAACGCCAAGCCAGAGACCAAAGTCCTCTTCGGCAAAGAGGACGAGAAGTGGGAAACAGAGGCGCAGGAAGAGCTTGAGACCAAATTCATGTTGTGGGCCGAAAGCCCGCAGAAATGGGTCGACGCAGCGCGCCGGAATGTTTTCACCGACCAAATTCGCCTTGCGGTGAGCGTCGACATGGCCGGCGGCGAAGTCCTCGCCTCGGCGGAATGGATGCCCGATGACGGCCGTCCGTTCCGCGTCGCGATGCAGATGATCGACACCGATCGGCTGTCGACGCCGATGGATCAGATCATGGTCCCCAATTCACGCATCCGTCGCGGCGTCGAACGTGATCGCCGTGGTGCGCCGGTCGCATACCACATCCGCAACAGCCATCCGAACGAAGGGCGTTTCGCCAACTTCACCGACCTCAGTGCCTCGACTTGGACGCGCGTGCCGGCGCGAAAGCCCTGGGGTCGACCGATGATCCTGCATCTGTTCGAGACGATGCGACCGGATCAGACGCGGGGCATTTCGAAGATCGTCTCGGCGCTCACCGAAATGCGGATGACCAAGCATTTCCGCAAAACGGAACTCGAACGCGCAGTGGTGGCGGCCACCTACGCCGCCTCAATCGAATCCGAGATTCCCGAAGATGTTCAGACGGCACTCGGCGGAGCGGCAACTGGGGAAAACGCCAATCCGACAACGCAGTGGATGCGGCAGTATCTCGACGCCATTTCTGAATATTCCAGCGGCGCCAAGAACCTGCATATGGACGGCGCAAAGATTCCGATCTTTGCGCCCGGCACCCACCTCAAGATCCAGAACCCCGGGGCCAACGGGCCCGTTGGCGACAAGTTCGAGATGAGCCTGCTGCGCTACATCGCGGCGGCGCTCGGCGTATCATACGAACAGCTTTCGCGCGATTACACCCAGACGAACTACTCGTCGGCCCGCGCCGCGATGGGCGAGACCTGGAAGACGATGCAGGCGAAGAAGCGCGCCGTGGCCGATGCCACCGCGAACTTCATCTATCGGCTCTGGCTCGAAGAGGCGATCAACTACAACCAGCTCGAATGCCTGAAGCGGCCAAACGTGCCGCTGTTCTACGACGGTTTGAACGCCGAGGCGTACAGCGCATGCGAGTGGATCGGCGCAGGGCAGGGGCAGATCGACCCGCTCAAGGAGACGCAGGCCGCGATGCTCAAGATCAAGGGCGGCCTCTCCACCAAGGAACACGAGATCGCGCGGATGTCCGGCGGCGATTGGCGTCGCGTTGCGCGCCAGAACAAGCGCGAGCGCGAACTGGACGAGTACTACGGCAATCCGTCGATCTACGACCAGGATTCCAAAGACATGGAAAATTCGCTGACGGCTGAGCCTCGCGAGAAAGAAGCCGCATGATGACCAAGACAAAAACTTCTCCCGAGGAATTTCCCGGTGGCCATCGGTGGCACATGGCTGACGCGCCGAGGGACGGATCGCTGATAGTTCTGCATGACGAAAGTGGGCTTGCTCACCGCCAGAACATGCCCGGCTACGCAAAATCGCAGTGGGCCTTCTGGTTCGGTGGCTGTTTCCGACTGCTCGATGCCGGGCTGCCTGCCGGCTACATCGACGTGGGGGACATCGCGTCAGACTTGGTGGGCTACACATGGTCGCCAGCTTTCCCCCGAGTGGTCGTGCAGATCGATCCAGCCGACCCGTGTTGGAAATCCTTCGGGTTCGCGAGCCATTTGTCCGAGGGTCAACTGTCGTACGGAGTGTCGGCATGAACCCGATCCTCGCCCGTTTCCAGGATCAGCCGGCTTTCATCGAAGAGAGCTACAGCGGCTGGCTCGAAGGTTGTCTTGCGGCTGTTGCAGCGCGTCTCGGCGAGATCGAGATGGGCGGCGCTTCCGAGGATTTCTGGGGTTCCGATGATCGTTGGTATCGACCCTACATCGTGCGGAACGGCGTCCTGCATGTGCCCGTGAAGGGCGTCCTGCTGAACGACTTTCCGTATGCGTTCGGCAACTGGGCGACCGGCTACGAATACATCTGGCGCGCGGTGAAGCGCGGTCTCGATGACGGGGCCGTGAAAGGCATTGCGCTGGTGATCGATTCCGGCGGCGGCATGGTTGCGGGCAACTTCGACCTGGTCGACCGCATCTTCGCCTCCCGCGGCAAGAAGCCGATCCACGCCTTTGCGGCGGAGCACGCCTACTCGGCCGCCTACAACATCGCGTCGTCGGCGCAGCGCGTCACCGTCGCCCGCACCGGTGGCGTCGGCTCGATCGGCGTCGTCGTCACGCACTTCGAATATTCGCAGATGCTCGAGGACGCCGGCATCCGCATCAACATCATCCGTTCGAAGCCCGGAAAGATGGAGGGCAACCCATACGAGGCGCTGTCCGACGGCGCGCGCGAGCGGATTCAGGAACGCGTGGACGAGTTCCACGGTCAATTCGTCGCCATGGTGGCGAGGAACCGGGGCATGAGCGTGAAGGCGGTGGACGACACCGGAGCCCTCACTTTCATGGCTCAAAAAGCGATCGGAAACGGACTGGCCGACGAGATCGGCTCCCTGGACGACGCAATCACGGCCTTTGAGGCCACGTTCTCAGAAGGAGAAGACCAGATGGCCGACATCACCCAGGCCGATATTGACGCCGCCGTTTCGACTGCCGTCGCCGCAGCGAAGCCCGAGCATGTCAAGGAAGGTTCGACTGCTGCCGTCGCTCGCATCAACGCGATCATCGGCTGTGAAAACGCCAAAGACCGTCCGACCGCCGCGCTCTCTGCTGCGCTCGATACGGAGATGACGGTCGAGCAGGCCAACACGTTCCTCGGCAAGCTTGCCGCGGAAGTGAAGCCGGCCGCGCAGCAGCCCGGCGCCGGCGTGCCGAAGGAACTGTTCACGGCGGCGATGGAAAGGGGAAACCCCGGCATCGACGCTGAGGGCGCCGAGGTCGGTGACAAGGAAATGAGCCGCGTCGAAGAAGCGCTCCTGCTCACCAAGGGGCCGCGCAAGCCCAAGTAACGGGGCCTGTTCGCCCCAGATCGTAAACCCACAAACCACGAAGGAGCCAGCAAGTGGCGACCATCAACTCTCCCTACCTCGCGCATACTGCTGGCTTCCCGAGCCAGTCGTCTGACACGATCAACGACGTCCTCGAAGGTCTGATCGTCGGTGAAACGCCGGCCGTCGTGACGCAGGATCTCGCACTCGCGGCCAGCCAGACATTGGCAGCCTATACCCCGGTCGGCTTCAACAGCAGCGGCTTTCTGGTTCCCGCGCTGCGTGGCAGCGTTGCTCCGGAAGACGACATCCAGGCCATCGGCATCACGCTCTATCCGATCGTGGTCGCGGGCGGCCAGAACCCCGGCGTGCCGATCCTGCGCGCCGGTTGCCTGGCCAAGCACATGATCAACTGGCCGGCGTCGTTCACCACGGATGCTCACAAGTTCGCGGCGTTCGCCGGGGCACCCACTCCGACCAACATCGTCGTCCGCGAAGTCTACTACGGCTCCGTCGTCGCCGCTCCCTGATCGCCGGTGGCCGGGCTCGAAGGCCCGGTAGCCTTTGGCCCAACCGAAACGAGGTAATTTGAAATGGCACTCGAACTCTGGACTCCCCGCGAACTGTACATGCTGCGGCAGGACGATCGCAACACGCCGTTGCCGTCGTACTTCCTCGACACGTTCTTCACGAGCACCTATTTCTCGGAAGACAAGGAAATTCGTTTCGCCGATCTGCCCGAGGCGGATCGTTTTCTGGCGCCGTTCGTCCTGCCCTACGAACAGGGAAAGCCGTTGATGTCGCGGCGCAGCGAAACGCTGTCGGCTTTCGAGCCGCCCTACATCAAGCTGAAGAACGCCGTGCGGCCCGAAGACGCGAAGAACGTCCTTCCGTCCGAAGTCTTCCGCAACGGCGGTCAGCGTCCGTCGCTGGAACAGCGCTTCAACGCCCGTATCGCGCAACTGACCGAGTCGCATCTGCGTGCAATCCGGCTCCGCGAGATCTGGATGGCGACCCGTGCTTTCATCGACGGCAAGGTGCAGATCAACTATGACCGCGATCAGGGCGCCGACAATCCGTCGGTCCTGCTTGATTTCGGTCGCGCCGCCGGTCACACGGTCACCAAGTCTTCGGCCTACTGGAGCGATCCGGCGACCGATATCCTGGCTGATATCGAAAGCTGGATGACCACGATGTATCTGGCGCACGGCGGTGGCAGTGCCTACCAGCTGATCGTTGGCGCGCAGGTGGCTCCGCTGTTCCGCAAGAATACCGGCATCAAGGCGGCTCTCGACACCAACTACCGTGGCAATACTAGCGTCAACATCGATCTCGGCATCATGCGGACGGATCGCCCGCTGAACTACATCGGCAGCCTCGCGACCGGCCTCGAGGTGTTCTCCTACAAGGACACCGTCGACATTCCGGACGGTTCGGGCGGTAAGACGCGGATCGACCTGCTCAACGAGAAGGACGTTCTTCTCGTTGCGCCCGGCGCTACCGGCGTGCGTGCCTACGGTGCGATCTACGACACCAAGGCCCTCGGCGGCGGCGTCGCGCTCAGCACCGATATCTTCGGCAAGATGTTCGAGACCGACGATCCCGGCGAACTGTTCATCATGCACCAGTCGTCGCCGCTGCCGATCCCGCTCTATCCGAACCGGACCTTCAAGGCTCGCGTCCTCGCGTAGTTGCGTTCGGCTTGATGCCCGGTCGCGCAAGCCGCCGGGCATTTTCCTCTCCACCGCAATCGAAACCAGCAGAAGGATTACTGCCGTGATCATCAAAGCGATCCACACTATCATGCGAGACCCGAAGGACACGCCGCCGACGGTCAACCCCAACGAACTGTTCGTCATGAACGGCGAGGGCACGACGCGTATCCTCGACATGGGCGCCGGCGTGGAAGCCACGTCCGAGGAGGTCGATATCTGGGTGATGAAGCACCCCGATTCCGAAGTCGCCCTGGCGCTCGCAAAAGCACCCAAGGCTTCGGAAACCAAGACCGGCAAGAGCAAGAAGGCCGGCACGGAGGCCGAGGCAGAACGTCTCCGGCTCGAAGCCGAAGCTGAGGCCGAGGCAGAACGTCTCCGGCTCGAAGCCGAATCCGAAGCTGAAGGCGAGAAGGGCCTGTTCGACAACTGATGTCCAACTGGCGCTCCATCAAGCGCAAGGCGCTGGGCCAAGTCCACGCGACCTTTCAGGTACCGGCCGTGTATCTTACGCACGCGGCCGGAACTCCTGTTTCTGTGAACGTTCGATTGCATACCCGGCAGATCACCTCCGACCAGCAGGTCGACGACTGGACCCACGCCGGTGTCGTGCTCGACATGACCAATCGCATCATCTTCCAGAAGACCGAACTGGCCGCCGTGCTGCCGAAAGCGTTCGTGGTGGTCGGCGCCGCCGAGGTCTATCGTACAGGCCCGACGAAGCCGGAGCGCGAAGGCTTTATCTGGTGTGAGGTCTCGGAACTCGGCACTTCCGAAATCACCGCCCTTTTCGATCAGTTGGCGACAGCCGACCCGGACTACGCTTCCGACCCCGTTTGGCAAGGCGTCCTCGGATGAGCGCCGTGGTCATCTCCATGGAATTCGATCAGTTCGACTTCGTTGACGAGATGACGAACACCGTCGAACTCGCGCTGACCCGCGCGCTGAACAAGGCTGCCGATCGTGGCCGGACGCGAGCAGCGCGCGCAGCGCGGGAACAAGTGGCTTTCCCCGCCTCCTATGTCTCGCCGGCAAACAAGCGCCTCTGGGTGAAGACGCGAGCGCGCAAGGGCGCATTCACCACCGTCATCGAAGGCCGCGGCAACGCCACCTCGCTTGCGCGCTTCACGAAGCAGCAGCCTCTGGGAGGCGGGCAGCGTCATCGCAGCGGCAAGATCAATCTAACCGTCAAGCCCGGACGCCGGACATCGATCAGCCGAGCCTTCCTGATCCGGCTGCGAAACAACAATGTCGGCCTGGCCGTGCGTACCGACGGGGCTGCACCGAAGGGTGCTTACAAGCCGAAGTCGATCGGCAAGAATCTGTGGCTGCTCTACGGCCCCTCCGTCGACCAGGCGCTCAGCGCAGCGTCCGGCGGTGACGGCATCTTCGAAGAGATGCGGCCGGAAATCCTCGAATTCCTGAACGACGAATTCAACCGCCAATTGGACCTGCTCGAAGATGGCTGACCCATTCCGACTCCGCGTTGTGAAGGCGATCTGCGCCACCATCGAAACGGTGACGCCTGCCAACGACTATGCACATGACATGTCGAAATACACCGACAGTGCCGGCCGCCCGTCTGACCGGGTGTTCCGGGGCCGGACGATCTTCGGCGAGAACGACCCGCTTCCTGCCGTGGCCGTGCTCGAAGATCCACGCTCCCTCGACGCGAACAATGGGACCGGGAACTCGACAGCGGCGGCGAATGAATTTCGGCTCCTGATCCAGGGCTTCGTTCGGGACGACAAGGATCATCCGCTCGATCCTGCCTACATGCTGTCGGCCGAAATCATCAAGGCGCTCGTCGGCGCGAAGAAGGAACGGTTCAACATCCTCGGGATGGGGTCGCGGGCGCCGTGCGTGTCGTCGCTCTCGATTGGTCAGCCTATTCATCGGCCGGCGGACGACGAGATTTCTTCGCAGGCGTATTTCCTGATCCCGATCAGGTTGATGCTCGCTGAGAACCTGGAAACACCTTTCGCGTGATAGAAAATCACGCTATGTGTGGAAAACAAGCAAAGGAGTGAAATAATGGACTTCCAGTCGAACAACTTGACGATTCCGCGAGGCAAGATTCTTTTCGCCAAGTTTGCGGCCGGAACGATGAACCCCGGCCCGTTCCGCGAATTGGGCAACTGCCCTGAATTCACTCTGGCGCGTGAGTCCGAGACCCTGCAGCATTTTTCCTCGCAGGCCGGCCTGCGCGTGATGGACGAAGAGATTACCATCGACGCCACGCTGAACGGCAGCGTCGTGACCGACGACATCAAGGCCGAGAATGTCGCCTACTGGTTCATGGGTGATGTCTCGACGGTCACCCAGACGCTGCTCACGGCGCAGACGGAAACGCACCTGCTCGCCAAGGCCGGCGACATCTTCCAGGTCGGACGGTCGACAGGCAATCCCGGCGGCCACCGCAAGCTGACCGCCGTGGCGCTCACCGATGGCGCAACACCGACGCCGGCGACGCTGGTGCTCGGCACCGATTACGAACTCGACGCCGATCTGGGCATCATCACCATGCTGACCGACCAGGCGAAGATCGAGATCGCATTCGGCGTGGCGGCGCATTCGCGCGAACGGATCACCGCCGGCGAAAAGCAGGTCGAAGGCGAGTTGAAGTTCATCTCTTACAATGCGACCGGGCCGCAGGGCGACATCACCATTCCGCGCGCGCGGCTGTCGCCCAACGGCGACCTAAGCCTGGTCAACGATCCCGAGTCGACCGAGTTCATGACCCTGCCGCTGAACATCAGCGTGCTGAAGAAGGGCAACCTGGCGCTCGCATATCGCGACGGCCGGGCGGTCACCGAGTAAGGCACGATGGCGATGGATCAGTTGGAGACGCTGGTTATCCCCACCGAGACCGTGGAGTTCAACGGACAATCGCTCCGTATTCGCGGTCTCGGCCTTGCGGACATCACCCACATCATCCGTCAGCACCGCAGTGTGGTGGCGGAACTCTATTCGAAGGCGATCAAGGGCGAACTGGCCGGCAGTGTCGAGGAAATTGCGCTTGGCATGCTCGACGACTTCGTACCGCTCGCCAGCGTGACGATCGCCTGCGCGATGGATGCGCCGCAGTCAGTCAGCCTCGTGGCCAAGCTGCCGCTCAGCGTCCAGGCGGCCTGCCTCGAGAAGACGATGATGATGACGATCGTCGGCGAAGGTGGGCTGGAAAAACTGATGGAGATCGTCGTTCGGGCGATGGCGGGCGCGGCAAGCCTGACGTCCCCGAAGACCTGACGAAATGGGTAGAGGGTGTCCGCCGCCAGGTCAGCTTGTTGCTCGATCACGGCCACCCAAAGGCAATTCGCTACCCGATTTGGATGGTCTCTGAGGAAGCGCGACTGGTGGTCGCAAGATTGAACGCTCAAACGGCCACCGAAGTCGCGCTCTTCCAGATGGCGCTCTCCACGATACCGAACATGAGCGTCAAACCTGCCGCCGTGAAGAAGGCCGCCAAAGCTTTCGAAAAACGCATCAAGGGCATGATCCATGGCGAGGAATGAAAGAGCAGTCGAGTTTGCCGTCCGGGCGCGCGACGAATACTCGAAGGTTCTGAACAACCTCGAGAAGCAGAAGGCGCGCCTCACCGCCTCAGCCAAGGCGGCAGACCGGCGTTCTCTCCTCGGCACTGCCAAAGCCGACATCGATGCGGAGATCGCCAACTATCAGCGCCTGAGCGCGGAGGTGGACCGCTACCGGGCGGTTCAGGCGAATGCTGCCAAGACAGGCAAGCTCAGCGCTTCCGAGATGCGCGAACTCGGCGACACGATCAAGCTGGTCCGTGATCGTGCGCGGGAGTCGGTGACCGCTCTCGACCAGAAGCGTGCGACCCTGCTCCAGTTGAACGGTCAGGCTCGTTCCGGGTTTGCAGCCTTTGACCGCCTGGCTGTTTCGATGCAGCGCGGGGCCATTGCGACAAACGAACAGGCGGCTGCGGCATCGGTCGATGCCACGCAGCTGGTAAAGCTCGAAAGCGCGACCAATCGCGCCGCCACCGCACAAGCCAAACTCAAATCGCGTATCGACGCCTCCAACACCGCCATGAGCCGGCAGACCCGGGGCGGCCGTGGAGGGCCGAAGGGTGAGGCACAGGATGTCGAGATTTGGGGCCTCAAACCCTGGCAGCTGACCAATCTAGGCTATCAGGTCAACGACGTCGTCTCCGGCCTCGCCATGGGCCAGGCGCCGTTGCAGATCCTCGCGCAGCAGGCCGGACAGTTTGTGCAAATCTGGCCTCGTGTAATGGTGTCGCTTGCACGGGCTGTGCCGACCATAGCTGCGGTTGGGGCCGTGTTGGCGCCGTTCATCGCCACTGCCATGCGGATGGTCGAAGCTGCAAAATCGGCACGTATTTTCAGCGCCGATTTGGCGCTGTCGGCCGACGGCGCACGCTACACAGTCGAGCAGTTGGTCGATCTCACCGACCAGATGACCAAGTACGGCATCGCCACCGACGAGGCGCGCAGCATCGTTCGTGCCTTTGTCCGTGAGGGAATAGACCCAAAGGACTTCATGAAGTTCGCCGACCTCGCTCAACGGCTCAGCGCCATCTCGGGCAAGAGCGTCGCCGAAGAAGCTCAGCGAATCTCTCAGGCGTTCCGCGGCACCTTGGACGATGTGCGAAAGCTGGATAACGAGCTCAATTTTCTCACCGCCTCGCAGCTTGCGCAGATCCGCGCGATGGATGCAGCCGGTGACCGCGCAGGTGCGCTGAATCTCGCCTTTGACATTTTCTCAGGCAAGGTCCGCGACACTGCTACCGCCACAACTGGATGGGAGGCCGCCACCGCTTCACTTTCCCGATCATGGGATACGCTGCTTCGGATCATCGAAAACAGCGGCGTGTTGCAATTCCTTGCGCGCGAGATCGACAAGTTCGGCAGGGAGCTTGAGCGCGAAGCACGGGGCGTCGAACGTTTCGCCCAACGTCTCAAGGATCTCAACAAAGTCGATATCGACGGCCTGAGTGAGCGTCTGAACGAACTGCGCGACTTCATTGAGACGGAGCGCCGTCTTGGAAACGGTGACAGCCTTGCCGTGGATGAGGCAAAGGCTCGTCTGCGAGAATTGGGACTGATCATCGCTGCGCGGAAGGAGGAACTGCAACTCATCAAGGAAGCGGTTGCAGCCGAGGCCGCATCGGAAGGGATCAGCGAAGCAAAAAAGAAGGCCGCTCTCGACATTCAGGCGGCGATCGATAAGCAACTGCGCGCGCTCGATGAGGAAGCCGACGCCCTCGGATTGACCAACCGCGAACGGTTCATCGAGGAGGAATTGCTGAAGGCGCGGAACACTGCGCTCGAAGAGGCAAACAGGCTCAATCAGGAATTTCTTGGTCTCACGAAAGAGCAGACCGAAGCCATCCGCGCGCAGGCGGGAATCACGTTCGACCGCAAATGGCTGGAAGGCGGCGGGCTCGGGGATGTGTCCCAACGAATTATCGGCGCCGAGAATGCGCAGCGTGATCCTACGGCCAAAAACAAAAACTCGTCAGCGACGGGACTTGGCCAGTTTATTGAAACGACTTGGCTTGAGATGTTCCGCAAGCACTTCCCAGATCGTGCGGCCGGAATGACGCGCGAGGCCATTCTGCTGTTACGCAAAGATGCGGAAATTTCGACCGCCATGGTCGAACTCTATGCCAAGGAAAATGCAGCGCATCTGCAGAATGCAAGTAAGGCGGTCACCGAAGCAAATCTCTATCTCGCGCATTTCCTGGGACCGCAGGGCGCTATTGCCGTCCTTTCGGCTCGCGCTAACGAGCCTGTTGAGAACCTTTTGGCCAGCGACCAGATCGCGGCCAATCCATTCTTGAAAGGCATGAACGCGGGCGACCTGCAGGCGTGGGCTGCCAAGAAGATGGGTGCCAGCGAGGCGGAGCTTGCTGTCAACAAGCAACTGACCGAACTCGATCAAAAGCGACTCGATACCCAGAAGGAATACGCGCTCGACTATCAGCAGCGCATGGAGCAGCAGCAGTTCGAACTGGACAACGCGCTCAAGCTGAGCCGGGAAGCCTACATCGCGAACGCTCTCCGCGAAGAAGAACTGACCGCCAAGAAGGCCGGCGTCACGCTTTCCGACCAGCAGATAGCCAAAGTTCGAGAATTGGCAGCGGCCGAATACGACCGCAAGAACGTCGATAAGGAGATCAACGATCTGCTGGCGCAGCGGACGCTGTTGTTCGAAAAGCTGAAACTTGCCGAGGCGGCAGGCGATCCAACAGCAGTTTCCGGCGTCGTCGCCGAAATCGACGAGATCAATCTTCGGCTCAATGACGCGATCGACAAGGCGATTGCCTTCTGGCGGGAATTGGGCGGACCCGGCGCCGAGGAAGCGATCCTCAAGCTGCAGAATGCAAAGACCGCTCTGGCTCAGTTCTCCGTCGAAGCGAGCACCAAATTTCTGCCGACAGCCGATCAGATCAACGAGCGGCTGTCGGATATTGGCGCAAATGCAGTCGCTGCTTTTGCTCAGGCCCTTGCCGAGGGCAGGAATGCGGCCGATGCGTTTTTCAACGCTCTGCTTCAGGGCATTGGCGAATTTCTGATTGAGATCGGGAAGGCTATCATCAAACAGATGCTCTTCAACATCATCACCGGCGGGAAAGGCGGCAGCGGCGGGGCAGGTGGTGGCATCTTTGGCTTTATCGCCGGCCTGTTCAAGCATGACGGCGGCCTGATCCGCGACGGTGGCAAACGTCAGATGTTCCATCCGTCCGTGTTCGCAAACGCGAAGGAGTTCCATAACGGCGGAATTCCCGGTCTTGGCCCGCGCGAGGTGCCAATCATCGCCCTTGAAGACGAAGAGGTCTTGACCCGCGACGACCCCCGCCATGTCATGAACGGCGGCATGTCGGCCGCAGGCGGTGGCCAGGCGGTCAACATCAAGAACGTCAACGTCTTCGACCCAGCTGACGTCCTACAGGCGGCCCTTGAGTCGGTCGCAGGTGAACGGATTCTCATGAACTTCCTGACCCGAAACTCCACTAAGGTGAACGGAGCAATCTCCTCATAGTCGTTGCCAAAAATCACACATTGCGTTAAATACACGCAAAGATGTGAAAAATGGCTGACCGTGGCGACATTCCTACCCATAGTCCCGAATTGGAAAAACGGAGTTCGGGACACCTACGAATTCAAGACCGACATCTTTATCAGCAGGGACAAGACAGAGCAGCGCCGTTCTCTTCGAACGCAACCGCGCCGCTCCATCGAAGCCGCCCTGGTGCTCGATGGCGCTCGTTTGCGGGTGTTTTCCGATGCCATCACCAAGGCGATCGATGGCAAAGTCGAGATAGGCGACTTCTCTGCTGACGGCGCAGCCGTCACCGCGACGGCCGAAATCGGTTCGACAATCCTTCATGTCGACCATGTGCCGGCGTGGCTGATCGGAAGCATGAGTTGCGTCCTTCAGAGCGGTCGCAGCGCGGTCAAAGTCGCCGTCGATTTCATCTCGGGCAACCAGGTGGTCCTGTCCACTGCACTGGCCGCGGCAGTTGGCGCCGGCGCTTATTTGCTCCCCATCCTCCCAGCGTCTGTGGCCAATTCCACCACTCTGTCGTTGCACACAACGATGGTGGCAACGTCGTCAGTTCGCTTTGAGGTCGAACCCGGCACGACCGTACGCGAGGCCGACGCTCTGCCGTTCGATGGCGGGCCAACCGGTGAGACAACTCAGGTCTTTGGGCCTGCGGCGCTGCTCTACGGTCGATATGTGCTGCTGCGGAAGCCGAACTATCTGCAACGCCCGCAAATGGCTTTTCAGGTGTCGCACGAGGTGGTGGACTATGATCGGGGCATCACGAAAACCTTCACGCCGGTACCGATTGTCAGCCGCACGCTGACTGCCACATACTTGGCATCCTCCCGCGCCGAGGCGATGGCGTTGCTGGACATCTTTGTTCGGGCAAAGGGTAGGGCAGGCGAGATTTACGTGCCCACTTGGGGCAACGATTTCCCCGCGGTGAAAACAGTTGCCGCCAAGGTCGTCACGGTCGCCGGCGTCGACTTCTACAACACCTACAACGGCAATCCGGCCCATGTCGCGGCGCTTTTTCGCAACAGGAACGGCGACCTCGTGCCGCGCTCGATCGTGTCGATGGCCATCGTCGGCGGTGACACGGCGATCACGTTCGACACCAATATCGGCATCACTGCCGCGAATATCGAGATCATCTCGTGGATGTTCGTTGCGCGCTTTGCACAGGACAGCCTGACTCTGAACTGGAAGACCAATGGGGTGGCGGATGTCTCCCTGTCGTTCACCACGCTCGTGAACCTCTCAGCCGAGGGCAGCTTCGGCAACAACTGGATCTTGGCAACCGGACACTGGCGCGACGCCGGCGTCTGGCAAGATGGCTCGGTCTGGGAGGACTGACGTGCCGATCAGCATCAGCCCCATCCTCGACGGCGAATCCGGCATCAGCGTCCGCACAAAGCTGAACCAACTGATCAACGGCGCATCGGGCGGCGGGTTTCTTCCAGAAGATCCGCCGGATGGCTGGTTTGATTTCGACCCGCCAAACGTTCCGCAGAACCTGACTCTGACGTCGGTCGCATTGCCGTCCCCGAAGCTGGTAGCAACGTGGGAGCCCGCCGGCGACACCGATCTGGCTTATTATGATCTGCAGATGAAGGAAGGCTCAGGCGGCTGGGTCAGTTTCCAGACGTCGGCCGAGCGGTACGAGTTCGCGGTGCGGCCGGGGATCGTGTTTACAGCCCGCATCCGCGCAATCGATACCTCGGGCAACAAATCGGCCTTCAGCGGAGAAGTTGTTCATACGACCAAAGCTGACGATGTGCCGCCAGCCATGCCGATCGGTGTATTGGCCACGGCCGGTTTCGGCACTATTTGGCTCGAATGGATTGCGAATACAGAATCCGATCTGTTTCAATATGAAATTTTCGAATCCTCAACGGCGTCACCTGCTCCGGAAGAAACAGCAGAAGCAACTTATACCTCGTTTTCTCCGACTTTCGTTCTCACGGGGCTGGAGAACGGTCAAACCCTTCATTACTGGGTCCGTGCCGTCGATACCTCGGGCAACAGGTCTGTCTGGTCAGCGCCCGTCAGCGCGACGACCACCACAATTCAACCCATCGACATTGTTGGTGCTGTCAACCTCACGTCGATCGCCGCCGGCCTAACGCTGCCGGGACTGGGGTCCGCGCTGCCGCCGACGCCGTTCACCGACGAGACGCCCAAGGAATTCTACCTCACCACCGACAAGAAGTTGTATGTCCAGAAGGCGGACGCCTCGGGCTGGATAGTGCAGACCGATGCATCGCTTGTCGTGGGCCAACTGGTCGCCGGCCAGATATCCGCAGGAGCAATCGGCACAAACCAGCTTGCTGCGGGGGCGGTTCGCGCCAAGCACCTTCTGGTCACCGACTTCTACAATTTCATCACCGATCCATTTTTTGCCGATCCGACCAGTGGAGAATTTTCGCTGGCGGTCACCGCCTCCTATATTTCGACGGGCGGCAATCCCTACAACACGTCGACGACCGCGCTCGGCTTCTCCGGTGCGACGGGCTATACGGCCAGTCGCTTCGTCCCGTGCGTGCCGGGTAACAGCTACTGCATCGAAACGGTGATGATGCACACCGGCGCGACCGCAGGCACGGTCAACGCGGCCGTGTGGTTCCAGAACGAAGCGGGTGACGCACTTGTCAGCCAATTTCTCGTCAGCTTCGACACGACCGATCCGGCCTTCACCTGGATCAAGAAGACTGCGGCGGGCGTGTGCCCTGCCGGCGCGGTCAAGATGCGTCTGGTCTTCAGCAACACGCCGATCACCGGTCAATTCCGATGTGCGAACGTCGCCTTCTATCGGCAAACCGACAGCGTCCTGATCAAGGATGGCTCGATCACCGCATCAAAAGTGATGACGAACGAGATCATCGCTTACGCCGCGAACATCAAAGACTCGGTCATCACCAACGCCAAAATTGTGTCGCTCAACGCGGCGAAGATCGAGGCCGGCTCGATTCTTTCCGGCGAAGTGATCGTCGGCGGTCGTTCCATCGGCTCGCTCAACACCGAGATGTTTGCCGACGATTTTTCCAGTGCTGCGAGCGGAACTCCCGTCTCTGCGACGCCTGTTGCCGGTCACACCTGGATACAGTGGGCGGACGGCCCTGCTGACATCATTGCGGTGGCAGCCGCTCAATCCGGTCCCAATGTGCTGCGCCTGTTGAACTATAACTGGCTGACCAACAAAGCGGCGCGAATCCCATACGACCCGAACAAGATGTATCGCATTCGGGTGCGTGTTCGCCGAACGACGGGTTCGGTGGCCGGGCTTATGTATATCGGCGTCCAAGGTCTGAAGGGTGACGGTGTAACTGCTGTCAGCACGGCCGGCGTGGACGGCACGAACCAAGGCCATTGGGTCGTTACTCAGGGGTTCCCGAGCACTTCGCTGCCCGCTGGCGCCGCATGGGCGACCTATGAAGGCTACATCAAAGGTGTCGCCGCAGCAGGAACCGGCGTGGCCAACGGAACGGCGGGCGGCACAATCGCTGCGCCTTGCCAGATGCACAGCAACACTCGGTTCATTTCGCCGGTCATTGTATCGAACCTTGGCGGCGGCGATCACACCATCCAGGTGGACTATTTTGCGATCCATCAGGTTGATGAAGACGCAGCGAACATCGTCAATGCCGGCACTGTGAAAATCACGCCGGGCCAAATCCAGATCAGTGGCGCGACGACGTTGGCGGATTGGCGGCAGGGCGGCGACACCACCAAGATCGCAGGCGGCGCAATCTCGGCCAATACGATCGAAGCGAACAAGATTACGGTCGGCGCGCGCGGCGTCACGTTGGAAAACATCGAGTTCGAGCACAACAGTCCCTCGGCGAACCGGGTCTCGTGGACCGCTGGCAACGTGCGCTACATCGATGACGCCGGCGCCGTGGCGGTCGCCGCGATTGCGGCCAGCAACGCGCCGTGGTCGGGCGCCGTCTTGTATATCTATTGGGTCAAGGGAGCGGCGACCCTCTCGACGACGACGGTGGCCGCCACGGCATTCGGCCAGAACAACATCGTACTGGCGACATATCAGGGCGGCGTGAATCTCGTCTCGACCTATGGTCGGACGATCATCGATGGGTCGAACATCAAGACTGGGACGATCGAGGCAGATCGCATCAAATCGTACAATCTAACGGCAGACAACGCCACGTTCGGTAATGTCAACATTTCAAATGCCAACATCGGCACACTCCAGGTTGGAACTAGCAATATTGTTGCAGGCGCCGTTTCAGTGATCAATCTAGATTACGGGGCGGCGGCTGTGACCAAGGTCACAAACTCAGCTACGGATACTGACGTTTCTTCCACTGCGCACAGTGGGGCGGCGAGCATGAAGCGCTCAATAACGTTCTTCTGTACTGGTTCGTGGAAGAACCCGGTCGGGCCCGGCTACAGCCCTTATGACGGCCCGCGCGCTTACACGTTCACCTTTAAGCTGAAGCGCAATGGGACGACGATAAAGACGGTCACCAAAGACTTTCATTACATCTCAGGTCCGACTTCCGGCGGCGGCGAGTATCGCGCGTTTTTTGGCGATCAGATGATGAAGCACCTCGATACCACCGGAGGCGCCACTGCCACCTACAGCGTGACGGTGGCCGGTCAATCCGGTGTCGCCCCCATCACTTTCGATTTTATCGAACGAAGCCTCGAAGTCCTCGAACTCAAGCGATGATTTGGAACGCCTGCCATGAAAAATATCATTACTCCGCTCCGGCTTTCTGACAATGAAATCTCCCTTCAGAACGCGCTCCCGGTGCAAATCCTCTGCAAGGGCGTCGTCTATGACGTGCTACCCGGGGCGACGATCTACCTCGAAGACAAGGCGCAATATTCCATCCACCTGATCGAGGATGACCAGCACCAGGGTGAACGCTGGCCGGTACTAGTCCAACAGACAAACCCCGCGATCGACACCGTAGGACGGGTCGTGATCAATATGCAGGCGGAAATCGCAGCTGTGCGCGAACAGCACCTCGCGAAGATCGACCGCGAGGCCGAAGCGACGCGTGGGCAATACATCACCCTTGGTTCCGGACAGGCCATGGTTTACCAACAGAAGCTGTTGGAAGCGCGCCTGGTCACTGCCGACCCGGAAATCGAGCCGAACGAAATCCCGCACGTCGTCATGGAGGCGATGGACGAAGGCGTCACGGTCGCCGCCAAGGCCGCCGAGATCATCGCGACGGCCGATGCATGGACCTTCATCTCCGCCGAGATCGAGCGTCGCCGGCTGAGCGCCAAACGCGCCGTGCGGGCTGCGCAAGATTTGGCCGATGTCGACGCGGCGTCGATCGTGGATTGGGAGATCGGCGAATGACCTTCGACGTCAGAGAATCAAGCCGTCATAGCGGACAGCCTGTCACCTTGTATCTTGTTCTCGGCGCCAACAATGGTCCCGGCGAACCTCCGCTCGGACCTTGGGGATTCTGCGATGGCGAGGCGCCGATCACGAGGACGCACGTTATCGGCGGAACATCGGTCGTGATTGTCTACCAGCCGTGGCCGATCAAGAAGGGCGACATCAGCAGCGACGGCACACTCGATAAGTCCGATATCAACGTGACGGCGGCACTTGGAACTCCGATCGATGACCTGTTCCTGGCGTATCCGCCATCGCAAGTGGTGAATCTCACCATCTTCGAAGGGCATGTCGGCGACGAGCCAAACGATTATCCCTGCGTGTGGATGGGGCGCATCGTCAGCGCGAGCTACATCACCAACGAGATCGAGTTGAATTGCGTGCCTGTCTCGACTGCCATTCGGCGGCCGGGACTGCGCCGGCCGTACTCGATTGGCTGCCCCCACGTCCTATACGGCCCGCACTGCCAAGCAAGCCGCCCTGCTGCGACTGTGGCGCGCGGGGTGGCCGACGTTGATCGAAACGTCGTCAGTCTCAGTGCGGGTCTCGGCACCAACAGAGCGCTCTATGTTGGCGGTCTCGCCCAATGGACCAACCCGGCGACATCGCTGAAAGAACTGCGGACGATAGTAGCGGTCGATGCGACCGGCTTCATTGTGACACTTCGCGGCACCGCACGGGGGGTGAGCGCCGGCACCACCATTTCGCTCAGCCGAGGCTGCAACCGGCTGATGAGCGGCTGCAACACGCACAGCAATATCCAGAATTATGGAGGGCAGCCGTTCATTCCCCTCGAAAACCCATTGTCGCCGAAAAACCAGTTCTATTAAAATCACACATTGCGTGATATTCATCCATGATCGGAGTGTGTCATGCCGTTTCCTTTCATCCAAATTCTCGTCCAGTTGCTCATCGGGCTTGCGCTGCAGGTCGTCGGCTTTCTGCTCATGCCGCAAACGGCGACCAGCAAGCCGGAAGAAGTTACGGACATGGAAGATCCGACTGCCGAAAGCGGACGGCCCATACCTGTTGTCTTTGGCGAACCACCTGGCGGCCTGACGAGCGTCAACATCATCTGGTTCGGCGACAAGACGACGACCGCACGAAAAGTCAAAGTCTGATGGATGCCGATCCGCTCATCACGATCAGCGACATTCGCCCGCTGTATTGCGTCAAGGGGGTTCGCGACATCTTCGTGGCCGCCGGAGTCGACTTCCCGCATTTCCTGCGTCACGGCGCACGTGCATCGGAACTGCGAGGCTATGGCTACGACGCAATGGTGAACCGGGTCGTCGAGACCATGCACGCTAAGGAGTCCGCGCATGGGATCGGTTAAAGGCGGCGGCAAGGTCGAGATCAACGAATACGCGATGTCGCTGCATATCGGCGCCTGCGCCTACGGCGAAGGTATCGAATTGCTCGCGGTGAACTACGGCGAGAAGGAAATCTGGCGCGGCACCAAGGTCGATCAGGATGTGATTCCGATCAACAAGCCTGATCTTTTCGGTGGCGACAAGAAGGAGGGCGGCGTCAAGGGCCTCCTCTGGTGGCTGCCTGGTAAACCGACGCAGGTCATGCCGGAATCTCTGGCGAAACGACTCGGGCTGACCGCGGCGACCTGCCCGGGGTTTCGCGGCCTTGCTTCGATCTTCCTGACCGGTACGGCCGAAATCACAGAACCAGAGCTTGCCGACGAACTGGCAACGCTGGCCGGCGTCCCATCGAACAACCGCAAGGGTTTCTATCTTGCGGCCAACAATCCGTATCTGCGCAAGTTCTCGACACGCGTGCGTCGCAAGTCAGTCGGGCTGAATCCCGCTTACGCGCTGATCCGGATCGAGAACGACAGCAAGGGCAATTGGCAATACGCATCGAATCCAGCGCACATCATCTACGAATGTCTCACGAACACCGATTGGGGCATGGGTGAGAATCCGGGCGTCATCGACAAAGACGTTTTCGAAGCTTGCGCCTACAAGCTCTATCTGGAGAAGTTTGGCTTGAGTCTGTCCTGGACCCGCCAGGCCAAGATCGAAAAATTCATCGGCGAAATTCTCAATCACATCCAGGGTGCGCTCTACGTCAATCCGGCGACCGGCAAGCATACGTTGAAGCTGCTGCGCGGCGACTACATTCCCGGTTCGAAGCCGTTGATCACGCCTGCCAATGCGCGACTGGCGTCATTCAAGCGCAAGGTCTGGGGTGAGATCGCCAACGAGGTGACCGTCACCTACACGAACCCCGAGACCGGCAAGGAAGAGACGGTCACCGCGCAGGATCTCGCCGGCATCGCGGCCGAGGGCGGCGTCATAACGTCGTCGCGCAACTATTATGGTGTGACATCGAAGGCTCTGGCGCTCAAGCTGGCTGAACGCGATCTCGCCATGTCGGTCGCGCCGATCGCCACCTGCGAAGCGGAAGTGAGCCGCGCCTTCTGGAACAGCAATACCGGCGACATCTTCCGGCTCAACTGGCCTGAGTATGGCATCGAGCAGATCGTGTTTCGGGTGGGCAACGTCCGCAAGACCAACAACACCGTCGTGCTTGGGCTGTACGAGGACATTTTCGCTCTCGACAAGGCCAGCTATCTTGGCGACGGCGGCACCGGGTGGATCAATCCATCGCAGCCGCCGTCGCCGGCATCCTACTACCAGATCGGAACCGCGCCGGCATTCCTGACGGCCATCGGCATGGGACTCAATTCGCCGGCCGATCTGGAATATCCGGAAGCGTTGGCGGCCGTCAGCGTTGGCGCCGACAGCGACGACGACGTCAATTACGATCTCGTGTCGTTCACGACCGACGTCAATGGAACCACGTCAATGTCGACGCTTGGATCGCGCGCCTATCGTGGCACCTGGGCACTCCTTGACGGTCTCGCGGCGGAAGCGCAGACCCTGTTGCCGCAACTGCACGGCCTGCGCGGACCCGAGCCTGTGGCCGGCGACTTCATCCTCATCGGGACTGGGAACGACGAAAACACTGAGCTCGCCACCGTGCAGTCGGTGACGAGCAGCGGATATCTGCTGAACCGCGGCATCCTCGATACTGTCCCGCGCGTTTGGGCGCCGGGATCGCGCGCTTTCGTTGTCCCAGTGGACGATGACAGCACCGACTTGACCGTCCGGGCAGCCTTCGAGGAAACGAGCTATTGGTTCCTGACGCGCACGACCGGCGGCACGCTCGACATTGCCGATGCACCGCAGGTCAACATCAGCATTTCCGAGCGACCCTATCTTCCGAACAGACCGGCCAATGTGAAGGTCAACGGCACCGGCTTCGGACCGGTCAACGCTGCGGTCGCCCCCAATCTCACAGTCACCTGGTCAAACCGGAACCGGCGAACCGAGGCGTCCCAGGTGATGAAGTGGACGGACGCGACGGTGGCGCCAGAGGCGGGACAAACCACCAAGATCGTGGTCTCGACCGCCGCAGGCGTGCCGATAATCACCTATGCCAATCTCGCCGGCACCAGCCGTGTCATCCCCTTGTCGGATCTCGCCGGCCATTCGAACGTAGTCGTGCGGGTCACGGCTGAGCGCGATGGCGATGAATCATTGCAGGGCCACAGCCTCAGCGTCACGCTCGTTTAAGAAATCACACAATGCTTGAAAAACAGGTAAATGTGTGCAAGTAACGGTCGCAGACATATGCGCCGTTAAAGGGAAACCGCCATGAACTTGGGCACCGTCGCGGCGCGCGGCCATCAAAATCCGAAATTCAATCTCGAATCGACCCGCTCATGCGGGAAGGAGATGCCATGAACCGCGCGAAATTCTTCGCTGGCCTGCGTGCGCGTGGGTCCGGCATTTTCGGCACCAAGCTGTCGCAGAGGCAGATCGCCAATCTGGAAGTCATCCTCGATGAAGCGCAGTCGCGGGGAGTGCCGCTTCGCCATCTCGCCTACATTCTTGCGACGCCCTATCACGAAGTCGGCTCCGCGCTTGTGCCAGTGCGGGAGAACTTGAACTACACGACCGCCGAGCAAATTCGAAAGACCTGGAAGACCCGCTTCAGGTCGACGGCGGCTGCGGCGCCCTACGTCCGAAATCCTCGGAAGCTGGCCAATCTGGTCTATGGCGGTCGTATGGGAAACACCGGCCCGGATGATGGCTGGGTCTACCGCGGTGGCGGCTACCCGCAGACCACCGGGAAGGACAACTATCGGACATCGGGCGCACTGGTTGGCGTTGACCTGGTGGCAAATCCCGAACGCATTCTCGAGCCGCGCATCGCCGCCGTCACCATGATCATCAGCATGACGCGCGGCCTCTACACCGGGAAGAAGCTCGCCGACTACCTGAGCGACGGCAAGGCCGACTACGTCAATGCCCGTGCGATTATCAACGCCGACGTGAAGGCGAACGGCGAGAAGATTGCCGGTTATGCGAAGGCATTCGAAAAGGCGCTGCGTGAGGCTGGCTATGTTTCGCAGGAACTGAAGTCGCGTCCTTTGCCGATCGAGGACGTTCAGTCTGCGAAAGCCGTTCCTCCGCCCGCGCCGGCCCAACCGCAGCGCTACACCGACAAGGCTACTGTCGAGCGCGCCCAGACCCGCCTGAAGGAACTTGGTTACGCCGAAGTCGGCGGTATCGACGGCAAGCTTGGCGACATGACGCGCACCGCTATTCTCGCTTTCCGGAACGAGAACGGCCTGCCATTGGTCGACGCGATCGACGACGAGATGTTGCTTGCGATGCTGACGGCCAAGCCTCGCAAGCTCGCCCCGGAGCGCACCGAAGCGCCGCCGGCGGTTGTGCATGAGAAAGTGCCGGAAGCGAAGATGTCCTGGTGGTCGAAGATCATTTCGGCCGTGATTGGTGCTCCGGCGGCCATCATTGGCGTGGTCGGCGGATCGCTGGAATATGTCGGCGCGGCGAAGGGCTACATCGATCCGATCAAGGAAGGTGCGGCCGACATTCCCGGCTACGTCTGGATCGCTGGCGTGGTTGGGGTCTCGGTCGTGCTGTTCCTTATTTCCCGCCGCGGCGAGGCCAAGAGTGTCGAGGCGTTCCAGTCGGGCGAACGGCGGTGAGTGCGGCGGGTGTCCTACGCGCGGCTCAGGGCGGATGCTTCCTGTTTCGATGTCCTGGCTGCAACGAAGCTCATCTTGTTGGTCCGAGCTGGGGGTTCAACGGAAATCGGGAGCGACCAACTTTCACTCCGTCGATCAAGGTTAGCGGTAAACGCAGGATCACAGAGGATGAGCACCGTCGCATTATGGCGGGTGAAAAGGTCGACGTTCCGGACATGTGCTGCCACTCCTTCATCACCGACGGGCAAATCAAATTTCTCGGCGACTGCACTCATGAGTTGGCAGGACAGACGGTCGCTTTGAAGCCGTTTGACGAGGTCTCGTCATGATCGGCTGGCTCCTCGACTCCGTTCCGCTCTGGGCATGGCTGGTGCTTTCTGCCTTTGCCCTGTTGGCAACGTGGCGCCTGCTCGGCCTGCGCGGACTGCTGGTGGCAGGCGGAGCGCTGGCGGGCCTCCTTGCCTACCGGACGGGACGGAAAGCGGGCGGGGTCGATGCGCTCTCCCGACAGCACAAAGCAGATGAAGAGGCGGTGAAGGACCATGATCGGATCGAAGCGGAAACTGATCGCATGTCTGATGCTGATCTCGATGACGCAAATGCTCCTTGGGTGCGTAAGCGCGGGAAATGACGTGTGGTGCATGACCAACGATCCGCGCCGGCCGACCGAGACGGAATACGCCGCGATGGACCGGCAATCGCGCGAGCAGATGCGTACGCACAATGCCTATGGCACAAAGCGATGCGGGTGGCTGCCATGACGCAGGATCTGCCTGCCCTCTACATTCGCATCTTCCGCGGCATCGCCGATCATTTTCCTATCCGCTGGACCGAGTGGGCGATGCTGTGGCCGACGTTCGGCATGTGGATCACATTCGCCGCCAACCCGGATTTGTTCGCACGATCGCCGTCGTTCACGCAGATGGCGAACTGGTTTACCGAAACGACCTGGGGCACGATCTTCGGTCTGGCCATGGTCTGCCGTTTCGCGGCCCTGGTGATCAATGGAACCTTCAAGGGTTTCGAGTTCTCCCCCCATATCCGCGCCGGCGCCAGCCTCGTCGGCGTGCTGATATGGTCGCAGATCAGTCTCGGCTTTCTCATGTCGTGGCTGGTCGACGGCGGGCTGCCGACAGCTTTCGTCATCTACACGCTGCCCGTGATCCTCGAACTCATGAATGCCTGGCGCTCTTTCCATGATGTGGGAAAGCAGTTCCCAGCGGATCGGTGACATGCATTTTTTGGGCTTCGACATCACCGAACTGGCCAATGCCACCATCCTTCTGCTCACCGCCCTGATCGGATATGCGGCGGTGTATGTGGGACGTCGAGCAAAGCCCGAGCAGGAACCGGCCGCCACTGTGAAGATGGATGGCATGACCATCATCAGCAGCGAGCCTCTTTCCGCGCTGTCGCGCAGCATTGAATGCCTGACGCTCGAATCCGTGGCACTCCGCCGCGACGCCGAGAAAATCCGACAAGTTGGCTACCGTAATCTCGAACTCGGCGGCCGACTGAAAGAAGAACTCGAGGAACTTCGAGTGGAAATCAGGCGTGTGGGCGACGCTTTGATCGCCCGGCGCTGATTCAGAGCAACTGTTCCGCCATCGCCTGCGCGAAGCCGATCTCAACGCCTTCCCATTTGCCAGCGCGCGCCTGCGCTGCCAGAACACGCGAAAGATACATCGGGTTGTCGTTCGACTTCATCAGGCGATAAAGTTCGGAGAAATAACGTCGACCGGTGGCGCAGTCTTTCTCGAAGTTTCCCGATCGCAAAGGAGACCATGCGTTTTCCACTGGCCGATCATCGGGGCCGTCCACACTCACGAAAGCCAGATCTGTAAAAGTCATTTCGATATTGCCCTCACCCTACAACACACCGGCACCATCGCCGCACACAGATTTTTCACGCTATTTCTTCCCGGCGTCAGCAATGCTCATACAAGGAGCGCGTCTGGCACAACGGACGCAACGTCATCCAGCAAGGACGTCAGATCGTTGTCATCGGGCCCAAGCAGCTCGCTTAGGTCGTAGGATTTCATTCCTATCATTGGAGTCTCCCTTGGGTCAACGTAGACCGGCGCAGCATCCACCAGGTCGAAACGGGTGTTGATAAATTCGACGTATTCCGGCTCGGCTTCCATCAAAATGCAGTCGAAACCTTCGAGCTTTGCAGCCTGTCCAGTGGTTCCCGAGCCTGCGAAGGGGTCTAAAACTATCCCACACTTTGGAGTGATATGGCGCATCAGATAGCGCAGCAGGGCGACCGGCTTGACTGTCGGATGGCTGCTGCCGGCCCGGTCAGCTTTGCCCGCCTTTGGGTGGTAGATCAGTGGGTCCGCATCCGGAGGAAAATGGTGGAAGAAGCGGGCCGCGGAGCCGGTGTCGCCATGGAATTGCGGTGGCCGATCGCCCATGCCGTTGAAGTGCCCGGCCATGCTGCCGCTTTTCGACTTACCGGATTGGGTCGGGCCGCTGGCTGCTGCTGCGCCGGCCTGCGACGGAAACATGGCGACCACCTCGGGCGAACCGTCTAGGATCAAGTTGGATGGATGGCGGCCGGTGTCGGTCGTCCCGACTGCCTTGCTGCCTCCGGCAAGGGAACCGTCCATCCGTCCTGAATAGGCGTTGGCCCTGGTCGGTTTGTAGTCGCCGACAAGAAGTGGGCGGCCGTCAGCAGGCACCCGACATTCATCAATGTTGACCGCACCGACGCCGTGCTTCAGCAGATTGGCGGCGCCGGTCTTCTCGCTGAACGGTTTCTGACCGAGATAGATAGGTTCGATCGCAGGCTTCTGCGTCTGGGTGCCGTAGGCCCAGCCTTCCCACTCTGCTGCCTCGGGAGAACCGGGAACGTAGGAACCTGGCTGGTACTCACGACCGTCGTCCTTGATCCACGAGCCCTCACGATGCTGGTCGGCGCCGGGGATCATTCGCTTGACCGGCTCGCCTTCGGCAATGAAGCCGCCTTCAACGCCGAGATGTTTGTCGATCGCCTTGTCGGCCGCGTGCGCCTTCGGGAATCCGCTCCCGAACACCCAGCCGTGCATCGGATGCATGATAAAGCCTGCAATCTCCATGGCGCAGGCTTGCCAGTGGCCGGTGCGGCTGCCGCTGAACGCGAAGACATAGCCGCCCGGCAGCAGGATGTCGTAGATCAGCTTCCAGAACTCGGGATCGCGCTCGATGCCGGTGCCGTCCCACGCCTTGCCCATGAAGCCACCGGACAGCCGCGCGAAGCTTCCGTCGTTGCCTTCACGCCGCGCGGCGGCTGCACCTTCCTTGCCGAAGCGCTTCTGGATCGAGACGAGCCCATACGGCGGATCGGTCACGACCGAATGGACACGCACGCCCTGGTCGATCAGCCGGCGAAGCGAGATGCGGTTGTCGCCGGGGATCAGTTGGATGGAGTTCATCAGGAATTATTTCCAACATTGTGTGAAAGTCAGTCCAGCAGATCGCTCAGGTCACCATCTGCCGTGAAGTGCTCAGCGAGGGCTCCGGCGAGAGTGTCATGCGACTGCTGCGCGCAGAGAAAGCCTGTGTTGACGGACTGGCGGACGTGAACCCGAAACACCCGGCCGTCGAAGTGGATGTTGGCGCCAAGCACATTCTGCTGCCGGATGGCGCGCTCGACGTCAGACAAGGAGATCGTCATCGACAAGCACCGATTCAGGCTGCACATTTAGGGCTGGACTGAGCACCGCGTTGGTGATCTCGGCCGGCGCGAGCTTGACGCGATCCAGCGGCGCCGTGTTGGGCGGTGTGGTCAATGCAAGTCGCAGGCATTCGACCGGATCAGGACCGCGGAAGACGTTCCAACGCTCGATAAAGCGAAACACCGCGACGGCTTCCCAGCCTTCCTGCGTGACGGTCAGCCATGTCGCCTGAAGCTTGCCCGGCACCGGGCGGCCGGTCTGGTCGAACGGCGCTTCGGCGACGTCGGCGAGAATACTGCTGATCTCGCTCATACGAGCAGGTCTTCGACTTCGGCGACGGCGTCATCCAGATCCAAGTCAAGATCGTCGTTAAGATTGGGCACGGAACTGGCGGGATGCGGTTCATCGGTGCGCCTGAATCCCAGTTTTGCGACTGCGTGATCAGTCGCGGCAGGGCTGGCCAGTTCGCCGGTATCGACATTGAAGCTCAGCCCCGTCTCGGTGGCCTTGCCGCCCGGGTAGACGCGTTCGAGTTCTTCGAGCAGCGGCGTCTTCTGGACCGCGAATCTGAAAGCCAGGTCGGTGCCGGGAAACGGCCACTGCCAGATATAGACATTGCCCTTGGTCTTGCGGATCAGTGCCCGCAGTTCGCCGAGTTTCATCGTTTTGTCTCCTTGGGAAATGGGTTGGTCAGATGTCGTCGAGCGCCATGCCGAGCGCGGCCATGTAGAGGTCGACGATTGCTTCTTCCTCCGCCCGCTCCGCAGCATCCTTCTTGCGAAGTCGGATGATCGTGCGGAGTGCCTTGGTGTCGAAGCCGGTGCCTTTCGCCTCGGCGAAGACATCCTTGATGTCATCGGCGATGGTCTTCTTCTCTTCCTCCAGCCGCTCGATGCGCTCGATCAGGGCTCGAAGCTGGCCGGCGGCGACAGTCTGCGACGTCTCGGTGATGTCGTCGCTGTCGCTGCGCGAAGTGTGCCCGATACCTGCCATAGGATTTCTCCGATTTGATTGAAATACACACTAAGTGTGAAATATTGGATCGTCAATAGCCGAAGTCGCGCTTTGTGTGCGGCCGTTGCAAATGCTCGTCGACTTCGGTGTGCGGAATGTTGCCCTCCGGATAGCGTTCGAACATCTCGTTGACGATGTTCTGCAGGTCGTCGCGGACCTGATCGAGCTTGGCCTTCGGCGGCCGATCGTCGTTCAGCATGTCCTGGATCATCGCATCGCGGAGCACCACGAGGCTGGCGATCGACTTGGTGATGTGAGAGAGCTTCGTGTCCGGATCGAGATCTTCGCCTTCCCACCACTGCATGATGTGGCCAAGGGCAGCATCGACGTAGACGGACGCGCGGACGCCCGCGACGCGATAGTTGTGGCGCCGATACTTGAGGTGGCCTTCGAGCATGGCCGTGCCGACCTCGGCGATGACGGTCAGCGGCACGGTGACGAAGTTCCGCCACTTGCGGATTCCGACCGCGTCCTTCGGATTGCTGGGTTTCTGCCCGGCACGGCGCGCGTCTGGCTTCCGACAGTCTATGATACTGCTGTCGATCTTCGAATCGTCAATTACAGTCCTGCCGACGTCGACGATCAGACGATGCCCATCGCTATACGCCGCAAGGACGTAGTTATCATCTTTGAAAGCATCTTTGGCGTATTGTGTTGACGACAGATGAGTGTCACCCTTTCTCCAAAAGACATACGTGGTTCGATCTGAAACGTGATCTGCGTTACCAAAGCAAACTGGCGTGGCTACGATGCCAATGATGCCGGAACGCCATTTAATCAGTCCGCCAGTCCATGATATCCTTGTTCGATCTCCTTCCGAGGCAACGGAGAAGGTGACGTGTTCGACGGTGATTGTGGGGTTCATCGTTTCAATACCTCTTGCCGCCGGCGGCAGCGCGATTGGCGAGTTTGTGATCGGCGCGTTCGCGGTTGAAGCGATTCTTCTCGATCATGGCGCCAGCAACATCGAGGCCCAGCGCGCCGGCCGTGTCGAGGATGCGGATGATGCAATCGGCGAACTCGACCTCGCGGCCGTCTCGATGGGGAAGCTTGTCGTCCATCAGGCCCTTGCGATCGGCCTCTAGGGCTTCCGACAATTCCGAATGCATTAGCGCGACCACCTCGCCGAAGTTGCGTTCGATCGGTAGGCCCGTCTGCGGATCGTTGTACCAGCCTGCGTCGAGTGCAGTCGTCCTGGCCAAGTTCTGCGCGCAAAGGAGCCCGCGATACGCGATGCTTTCCTCGTCCGTCATGTCTTGCGGAACCATGATATTTCTCCCAATGTGTGAAAAATGAATCAGCCCTCGAGCGGCATGACGTTGATGATGACGACATTCGGCTTCTTCGCCTCATTCGCCACCGCAACGAACGCCTGATGAATTTGAGCCTCGGTTTCGATCTCGGGAAAGGTCGAGTTCAGCACCATGCCGCCGAAGCCGTGCTTCTTGCCGCTGTCCGAACTCCATCCATAGGCGACGTAGATCTTGAACTTGCCCTCGGGCGCCGGCGGCTGCGCTCCCTTTGCGACAGCTGCATCGATGGCTTGCTCAACGGTGGCCGCGGCGGGTTTTGCGGGCGAACGGCGCCTGGCAGTACGAGTCAGAGTTTCGACGGTCATGGTGTCTCCTTGATCAGACGGATTTCAGGGTCTTTTTTGGCTTCGACTGACGATGGCCGATATGGTGCTGCTGGCAAAACGAGCACTTGTAGATGACTGCCTGGGGATAGCGCTTGACGATTTGCCGGGCCATTGATGCGGTGTGTCGTTCCTTCCCATGGCAGCTGGCCAGGTAATCGCTATCATCCTCATCGACCATAATTGCACACAATGTGTGAAAATCAAGCGAAAAGTGAGATGATCGGCGCCCAATTGTCGACCCACTGGATGTGGGGATTGGTGTGCGGTTCGTCGGCGCGATTCCACGGCTGCCGGATCATGAAAGTCTTGTGCCCGGCCTGAAAGCCGGCGAGCGCGTTGCGGTAGTTGTCCTCGACCCAGACGCCGTGACGGAGGATTTGCAGCCAAGGCAATTTCGACTCGCCAAGCGGCAGGCAAATGACCCGATTGAATGCGTCGCCGAAGGCCGCTCTTAGGTTCGATTCGCGCCGCCGGACGATGAGAGGATCTGCGCTGCAGCTGGTGACAACGGTCAGGCGATGGTCTCGAAACCGCAAGACATCGACGGCATTCTGGGCGCCGGGACAAGCGACCAGTTCCCCGAATGCAGGCGACGCATTGAACTCTGCTATCAGTTCGAGCGATCGTTCGGGGGTCACACCGAGCCATTGGCTCATGCCCCAGTATTTGGAGCCCAGCGAACATGGAAAGATGCTCTGATTTTCTCCGAGCCAGCGCGTGAAACCACCGCGCCAATCGAGGAGAACGTCGTCGCAATCGATGATGAAATGCATTTGGTTTCCTTCAGCAGATTGAGATTTCTCTGGGATGGGCGTCAACGCGAGTTGATAGCCGGCCGCCTGTGCCACGTCTGCAAATGTAGAGAGAAGCGGTGTCGCCCCGCCATGTCGCATCCTGCTGATTGCGACGCGATCGTAGCCGGCAGTGGCCGCCAGGGCGACCATCGGCACACCCTTTGCATCGATCCGGTCGAACAAATCCCGAATGATTGAAATGGTGGCTGACGGCGGGCGCCGATTCTCCGCATTCATCTTGCCGCGGTTCGGCGACTGAAAACCTCGAGTAGCCCTCGTCACTCCCCGCCCTCCCGGTGTTCTGCGAGACGGGCGCGATCGGGATGCGTGGCAAGGGGATTATTCCCCTGACCGACGCACTTGCGGCATCGGACTTGCCAGCCGCGCCACTTCGACGTGCGGATTTGCGGGTACCCTTCTCCGGATGGAACGTGGACGCCACATCGCAAGCACTTTCCGGCAAACTTGTTGCGCATCTACTTCCCCTCCAGAGTGGAGCGGGCAGCGGCTATTTCGGCCTGTGTTTCAGGGCAATGTTGCCTGTCTGCGCCGATCTTGCGCAGCCGGTCCACATGCGGTGCGAACTCCAGCATGGCGTCGCGAAACTCGTCACGGAAACGGTCGTCGTCCCATTCGTAGGAGCCGCGACCGCCGCGCAAAAGCCAGTCCCGACGCGAGAAGGCGTCCGTCAAGCTGTTGACGACGAGACAGACTTCTGTCCGGTCACGTTCATTGGCTGCTTGCGCCTCCTTCATCGCCCGTTCCAGTCCCTCTATCCTTGACTGACAGGAGGCGCGATCGGCCATGAGGGCGCGGCCGATGATGTCGGAGGCGGATACGCGTTTGGCTTTCGCGCTCGACACTTCGCGCAGAATGGTGCGCGCCAGCTTCATGACTTCTGGGGAGGGGTTAGACATTGGAGGGCCTCCTAAAATCGAAGGCTTCAGGCTTTGCGGAATTGACCGCTTCGGCGAGAAGCTTCGCACGCTTCTGTGAGTAGCCGTCCGACCCGCAGTCCACGATGAAGCCGTCAGCTAGAACGACACAGAAAATCGTCGCGCCGCCAGCCTCGCCGTTGATCTGACGATGGGCGACGAGGGCTCTGGCGCTGCGTAGTTCGTCCATATCAACCATCTGTCTTCTCCTGTGCGCTGGAACGGATGGCGGCGCGACTTGCTTTCTGGCGGGCCTTGGCGACGGCACGGTAGGCGTCGTTCCACTCCTTCGGTGTGTCCATCCCTGTGGCGCGCTCGATGATGCGGTCAGCCAAGTCGAGCGCGCTGTAGGCCAGGTCCGCTGCGATCATCTTCTCCTCGAATCTCGGCATTGCGCGCGAGGGCGGGGATGAGGGCGGAACGGATACGAGCTTCATGGTCAACTTGGGCTGCTGCTCTAGCAGCCTCTTCGTCCCGATAGTGCCCGACGAGAATTGAACCGCGTTTGAGCGACCAAGGGAATGGCTCTGTGTTGTCCTGCATTACGGTATACGTGATCTCACCGTCGAACCGTGCGTAACAGTGATCCTTGGCCATTCCGAGCCAAACGAGCGGCTTCACCTCCACCGTCCCGGCCGGCCCTACGGCAGTGAGATAGGCGCGGATGGCGGATGGCGTATCCGCCAGGGCAGACAGCACGAGCGTGGCCGCAGCCATTTCGCAAGACGCGGATATCGCCCCGCGTTCGCCGTCAACGCCAACCCGGTTTCTGCGGCGGACTTCCGCACCAATCTGCACGGCGATGTCGTCCAGCGCTCGCTCCAGCCCGCTCATGACAGCGCACCTGTCTCGCGAGAGATCGCCATGAATTTCTCGATCTTCGCAACTTTGGCCTGATACTCTTCCTCGCAAGGCTTGAAGTAGGGCAGCAGTCCCTCCTGATGGCAGAGGGTTGCCACGGCGATCAGATCCTTCAACTCGGCAGCGATCCGGAGAGCATTGTTGAGCGACTGGCCGGCTTGCACTTCTTGCAAGCTGAACCGCAGCGCCTTCATCGTGCGCTGCCCAACCTCGTCACATTCTTCCGCCAGGCAGGCGAGCAAATATTCGGCGCGGGTCATGTCCGTGTCTCCGGGTTGCCACGCCATGCGATGCCGTTAGTGAACTCCATGCGCTCGATCTGCCCGGCCTCAACAAGTGAGGCCAGTTCGGCGCGGGTAGCTTTCACCGGCTGCCGAACTCGGCCGGCGATTTCGCGAACTCCAAGCCATGTGCCGCGGTCAAGCGTTTCGTCACGCTTCCGCCAACGCATCATCAATTCTGCAAGACCGTTCATGGCTGTGTCTCCGGGGCTGGAGGGGCGGGCTGCCACGCGGTTGCGCCTTTGATCGGCGCAATCTGATCGCCCGTGGCATCGTCCCACCAGGCGCCATTTTCGGTGATGCTGATCGGCGCGAAACAGTGCGGCTGCATGATGCCGTCCACCACCCAGATCATGAGCGGGCTGCCGTCCTTTGGCACGGTCGTCATGTCCGTCCGCCACCCCTGCACGTCTTCTGACGCTAGAGCGGCTGATTTGAGCGCGCCGGTTGCGAGGGCAATCCACTTCTTCTTGGTCGACTTGTTCGTTACCTCCCAATGCGTGAGGTTTTTCCCGGCCTGCATTGTCTCACGCAGATATCGAGCAACACGATCAATCTGCTGCTCTCGTGCCGCGTCCAGCGCCTTCCTGGTCTCGGTCTCTCCCTCTCCGGGAAGGGCTGCGGACGTGCGAGCTTCTTGCCATTCTGCGCCGGCAACGAATGCTTCTCTAATCGCCCAACCGTGCCATAGCGGAGAGATTCCAAAATAAGCGTCGGCACGAGGCTTCACGGCATCGACGTGTGCGAATCCAGCCTGTGTCTTCGCCCATTCTTTACCGTCCGACCCTAGCTCTCCAGGAAGCGCGGGCCGGGAAGTGCCGGCGTTCTCCTCGAACCGAGGCTCTTCGCCATAGGCCGGTTCACCTAGCCCTTTCACGTCGTTGCCCATCAACTATTCCTCGCCAGAGACACAAGGACGATGACACCGCCGAAACTGGTGAAAGCGATCGCGAGCATGAGTTTCCAGCCGAAAGCCGTGAACGTCCGCGGCGGTGGATCGATATCGTAAAGGACACCGTCGATCTGTGGTCGAGTGGACGGGCGCCGCGCGCCGCGCGCATATAAAACCTGGTCTCTCTGGTTGAGCATTCTTCCTCCTGTTGTTGATGTTGAAGGGCGAGTCATGGCGTGACGACCCGCAAATCGATGTCGATGCCGAGCACGGCCTGCAGCGCGTCGGACGCGGCATTCACGTCGATCAATGGCGACGGCTGCCCGGTATCGGCGATCGTGAGCGAGCCGCGAAGCGATGGCGTGCGCCAAAGCGAGCGAGGCAGCGAAGCCTGCATGAATATGGAACGCTCGGCACGGTCGATATTCGGCTCGGTGCGGGTCAGGCGGACACCGCCTGCTTCCTCGAATATCAACCAGAAACCGTACTCGACGGACTTGTCGGTGACGCGGCTGTAGCGCGGTGCCATCGTTAGACCTCCGTCGCAGCACGCGCTGCGTCGAGTTCGGCCTTGACCTTGGCGTGATACTTTTCGGCCGCCTCGATTGCCGACGGCCGCTGGACGTCGCGATGGCGTTCAACCTCGACGGCGACCGCCGCGCGATGCAGGTTCTCTTCCAACTGAGCGATGGTCACCATCAGAAACCCCTCGTCGGAACGAAGAGGCAAATGGTGCGACCGGCATCGACGCCGGCCTGATGCGCGCACCAGTGGAACTCGCCGTCGGGCGATTGGCGAACGCGCTTGTCGGAGTAGGCGACCACTTCGCCGGTATCGATGACGTAGCCCTGCGGGCTTTCCTTCACGACGCCGGCGGACACCTGCTTGCAGTCGTAACTTGAGCAGCAGGACAGGGGGTAGTTCCAACCGAGAGGGGCTTCATGGGCCGGCGCATCGAACGATCCGACGAACAGAGCGGCTGCGGCCACGCCGAGGAAAATACGGTTGTGGAGACTCATCGTCGTTCCTTTCACAGCAGACGTGTGGGGATGCAGAAGGCGTCGGCGATCTGCTGCTTCAGCCCGTTGAGGAAGGTCATCCACCGAGCGCTCTGGCCGTCCGGATCGACCTGAAGCAGGTCGCATTTTCCCTCGGCGAAACGGATCAGTGCCTCAGACGACGGAAGTTCCGAAGCGTGCTTGGTCTGGCCCTGTGGTTTCGTGGTCACCCGACTGCTCCTTCCCAATTCGATGATCTATATAAATCACACAAACTGTGAAAGTCAAACTATGTGTGAAAATATTTTGGCTTTGCGTTTTCTCCATGGGGCTGGAATCGAGGGGGAGGGGTGTTTGGTGGCCGGAGAAGCTAAGGCCTAAAATGCAAAAAGCCCCGGACTAGCCGGGGCTTTAGGTCTCCAGAAAGGGATTCTAGGCTGCGTGTTTCAGCTCAGCGGTGCCTCGATCGTTGCTCATGAAGAAGGACGTCTTTTTGAACTTCTCCAGGCCGATCTCCTTGATCGCAAGCGTCACCGCTTCATGGAGTTCTTTCCTGATGTTCATATTCATGGTCGTCGACCTTTCCACAGAACGCGTCCTCCCCCAATGCGACGGAGCCCTAAGGGTTCCGCTATTTTCGAGTGATATATAACCACGCGCCGCGAGTTTTGATAGACTGAAACAGGTTACGATCTTGTAACCCTTTTCCGAGGGTCGCAAAAAACTGCTGGTCCGCTTGGCTACGCAAATGAAACTTGATGTGCATGCACGATAGCTCTGGATCGAAGTAGGCCAATTGAAGCACTGTCGCAAGCAGCGAAACCAGCACGTCTCCATATTCGTGAATCGATTTGTCCGCCAAGTCAAATTCTGGCGACAGCGTCATGAACCGCACACGCATCACAGGGCTGTCGTATTTCGGTAGACCGGCCTTGTTCACTTGGCACATAGCCACGAACGAACCGTTCATTTTCAGCGCGAAAACACCGGCTTTTGTCTTTTCAGATCGTATTAGATCTCTGATGACGGAGAATGTCGCTTCGGCATAAGACTCAAAGTCTTCATCGTACTTTTCGCATTGAGCCTGCCAATCGGCTTCAAATTCTGCCCATGTCCCATTGTCTTCGAGAAGACGAATAAGTGTTTCTTTAGGCTCGGAAGCAGTTTCCACTCTGGTCCCCCCACGTATTTTCTCCTCTATAGACAGCGACTGAGCCAAGAGCAATGAGGGCGCCGCTGGTAGACGCCAATTGGCTTTGCGTTTTCCCGAGGCTCCAGGAATCGAGGGGGGGGGGGGAGGGGGTTTGGTGGCTAGGGGCGCGGGTCGCTATTCCCGGCTATCGCGCAGCCGGTCCCATTGGTCAGGCGGTAGGGCGGCCTGAAGCACGGCGTCGACCTGCGCCAGGTAAGATTGCCACATAGGCTTGCCCTCGAAGGTCGTATTCTCGAAGTGGCCATCGAGCCGGCAAAGTGCTCGGGCAGCGCGTTCGCGGGGTGATTGCTTGGTCATGGGTTTTTCCGTGCGGTGCGGAAAAATGAATCGGCCTGGATGTAATAGTCAATTGGCTTTGCGTTTTCTCTGAGGCTCCGGAATCGAGGCGGAGGGGTGTTTGGCTAACGGGTCACCTTGCCGCGGTTCAAGACCTATGCTTGTCTCGGATTTTCTCTGAGGGCTTCGTCGATGCGAAAAGCTGTTCTCGTTGCTTTGTGCGGCGCCTTTCTGGCGGCATTCGCACCTAGTGTAGGTCGGGCGCAGCCTTACGACCTCTCCGAAGAGGAGCGCGCGTTCATTGAAAGTGCGGTAAAGGATCGCCTCAAAGATCCAGACAGTGCAAAGTTTGGAGTTATGAAAGCAACGAAGCCTGGTGGTCCAGGAGCTAAAATGGTTTGCGGCTTGGTAAATGCGAAGAACGCATTCGGCGGTTATGCCGGTAAATCGGTGTTCAACACCCTATTTATCTACGAGAGCAGCGCCGAGAGAAAGTTTCGGGTGATTGATCTAAGATTGACTGACGAAGATGGGCGCAGACCTATCTCGGAATCTTGCAAGTCGGTCGGAATTGAGTTCTAGCGCAGATTTCTCCGGCTCGCGCACGCACTCCTTACCGAATGCAGATTTCTCTGGGTCGCCTTTTCCCTTACGCCCGTATAGATTTCTCCGTGGCGCAGATTTCTCTTGGCCTAGACAAACATGGGCTGCCAGACAGGTTTTCGTCGTGTCGCTTCATTCGGTCACAAATTCATCGGTGGCCCTACACCAAAGCATACTTTCAATCAATGTGTGAAATAGGTATTTATTTTTCACACATTGATTGACTTTGCAGATAGTTTATGAAAGGGCTTGCAAGCGACTCAATTTCGCGCTTAGCTTGTCGTGCACTGACGGAGTCGGTGTGCGGGTTCGAAGCCGCCAAATGGGAAGCGCGCAAGCGCCATGGGACATCCGCCTCGCGGCGCTTTTTCTATGGTCAGGCGCAATGGGGAGCCGTAAGGCTCGCCGGTGGCTTCCTCCGGTCTTCGAACCCGTTGTTGCCTGGCCGCCATGTTTCGAAGCGTGGCAACCGGGCTTAACCTGACCAAGGAAGCCTGAAATGCAAAACCTCATACCAATCAGCGCAGTGATCGAAGTCGAATCCGAGCCGCGAGTCCGTGACGTGGATCTTGCAAAGTGGCTTGGGTTCCTGAAGCCGCTCAACATCCGCGAGCTCATCGCCCGCAACCGCGACGAACTCGAAGCATTTGGCAATTTTCCGTGCCGTGCGGAAAACCTGACCGGACGCGGTCGTCCCGGCAAAGCCTACTATCTAAACGAGGGACAAGCGCTTGTGTTGTGCTCGCTGTCGCGCACGGCAAAAGCGATCGAAGTGCGAAAGCAGCTCATCGAATTGTTCCTGACATACCGGACCAAGGGCGATGTCGTCTATGCGCACGGATATAAGCCGACGCCGCAGTTGCTCCCCGCCACGGCTGTTGTCGACGTCGGCGGAGTGCCTCGCATCCGTGCCGCCGATCTGGCGCAATGGCTTGAGGCTGATCATGGTGATATCCGCCGGCTCGTTTCCCGCAATTACGACGAGCTTGACGCCTTCGGCAATATTCCGTGCCGTGCGGAAAATTACATTGGGCGCGGCAAGTACGGAAATGACTACTTCCTGAATGAGGCGCAAACGCTGGCGCTCTGCGATCGATCCGGCGCGGCGAAAGCCGAAACGGTACGAAAGCAACTGGTCGAATTGTTTGCGGCGTGCCGAAATCAGAAGGTCGTTCACGTCCAGGAACACCGGCGCTATCTGCCCCAGCCGAGGAACGCCATTGCTGCTGAACCTGTCGAACATTGGCTAGACCGCGACTCCTTGCTCGACATCATGGACTCCATACTCGCACGGCTCGACAAGATCGAAGCTCGCACCTAGCGCGATACCAGGAAGCCCAACGACTGGCGTCAGGCTTCCTGCCTCCTCCCCGAAAAATCACACAATGCGTGTTGACAGCCGTTCTAATTTCACGTTTAGTGTGAAAGTTACCAACACGGAGTCGATTGATGACCATCGCCGAACGCCTCGCAGCCCTTGCAGCTGCACCGCGCAACTGGCGCGTAACAACGCATTACGCCGACAGTGCGCCGTATCACCATGAAACCCACACGTCGGCGCAAGCCGAGACATGGGCAATCGGCGAACGTCGCAAAATCGGAAAGCAGCTCTTATCTCGCGAAACCGAGAAGCAGGTGACGGTGACTGCCGTCACCATTGGAAAGATTAACTGACCCACGGCTTAACTTTCACACATTGGGAGTAAATCACATGGCAAAGCAGGAAATCCAGAATCGCCGCGACACGTTCGCGAATCGCACGGAAGGCCGCATTCGTCGCGACACGCGCCGCGCGGCAATAGCTGCCAAGCGCGCTTGGCTCGAACTGTAGAAGCCGGACCGATGAAAGCCGTCGACTTCCGCTATTCGATTCAGTCCGCGCTGCAGGCTCATCGACGCGGCCTCGTGCTGACCTGCGACACGCATTTGCGCCATGCGCTTTCCGCCGCCAACGCCATGAAGCGCCGCGACCTGATCGCGGGCGTCATGCGCTGCCGGAACAAGCTTCGCCCGTCTCTCATCTCCCGCCGCGCGTCGATCGTGTCGGCAAGCAACTGAGGAATCTGAACATGACACGGCATATTGGCGGATCAATCCTCCCGTCCGGTAGTCCCGAAATCTATCGTCCGAAGGTCGGAAAATACGGCACATTCGAAACGCGACCCTTGGCCGACCTTGATACGCATGGTTTGTTTTATACGCGCTTAGAAGGGCCGCATGCTGGTGTAGCGATCCTGATCGCGTCTCACCCCAATGGGTATTCCTGCAACGTACTCGCCGAGCGGCTTCTATCGGCGTGGGACGGCAAACTCAGCAAAAGTCGCGCACTCGAACAGTTCGATTACATCTTGTCCTGCGGCGGTATTGGCAAGGCACGCGACACCATCGACGCCATCGGCGATGGCGCGTTCTAATTTTCACACATTGAGAGGAAAATCCAATGTCCGAGTCCCTGCTTTCCGCCTATCGCTTCCACCGCAACGCCGGCCGCTCGGCGCGTGTCGCACTCGGCGCGGCACGCCATGACGTCGTGTCGGGCACAAAGCGTTACCCGCAGTCCTTCGGCTGGAATCCGCCGTTCACGGCGCGCGGCGCAAAGGCAATGCGCTGGCTCGAGAAGCCGGCCGAATGCGGGCTCCGTTTTGTCGGTTACGCGTCCGACCTGGCCGGCCTCCGGCACGACGGATGGTACGTTGACAATGGTCAATCGTCGATCGTCCGCGGCGTTGTTTTCCAGTTACCGGCGCGTTACGGCAAGCCGCTTTTCGTCGCCGGCTATGATGATGCGGACAATGGCGAAGCGAACGCCGGCGGCCCGGTCGCGCTGGATTTTGGCGACACGACGGACGATCAGAACACGGCCGCGCGCTGGGCTGATCAGATTGCCGAATGGCACGCGGAATCGGAACGCGAGTATCAGGCGGCCTGTGCGGCCGGTAATCGCTGGGCGGAGATCGGCCAGGAAATCAAGCAAGTACGCGGCGAGATCCGCGCGGCAATCTCTCAATTCCGCAAGGCGCGTGCTTTTGTGGGCGAGGCGGCCGGCGCGACCTATGACCGGCTTTGCCAAATCATCCGCAGCGACGTGGCCGACGACCTGAAAACCGTCCGCGAATTGCGCGCCTCTCGCGAGAAGTTGGCGGCTGGTGACCATGTGTCCGACTGGCTGCCGGGCTGGAATACCCATGACGCCGCTTGCCGCGACGCCTTCAATGAGGCCGCCGGCGCGGCCGTCCTGTAACCCAAATTTCACACATTGAGAGAAAAAAATGACCGACATTTATGAACAGCACCGCGCCGCTTTCGCGAACGTCTCGGCTTACGTCATCCTGAAGGACGGCGAACGCGTCGCGACAATCGCTTTCAAGTTTCCGCGCGACGGCGCCGGCCGCCTTTACGCCTATGTCCACTGGATCGGTGTTCCGATGGTCCGCGGCTTTGCGTCTGGTGGCGGTTACGACAAGCGCAGCGCCGCCGTTGCGAGTGCCGTCGCGCGCATCAAGCCGCGTGACGTCTCATCCTTCCATGACGGATCCCTGCGCAACATGACTGAAATCGCCTTGGCGCAAGTTGACCGCGAACGCACGATAAAGTTTGTCGCCGCACTGTCCGATTGCGGCGGATCCTATTGGGACCGCAAGCTCGAACAGGCCGGCTTCACAGTCATTCAAGCGGTTTGAGGGGCGCGACCATGTTCACGTCTTACACGCTTCGCCGCGCGGTCAATCTCATGGGATTTCGCCTGTTGCTATCGCTTTACGTCGGCTGCGAGCACAAGGAGTCGTCACTCCGGCTGCTGGTCGACGGCCGCATTACCGAACGCGGCACGGGCCCGCGTTTCTGGGAAGTCGACACGCCGGCCAAAGCCGAGACCTATTTCCGTTCGATCGACCTGGACCAAATCGCCGAAAGCCTTTGGCTGGATAAGCGCGCGGCTGAGACGGAGTCCGTCTCATGACTCGGCTCCACTTTGTCAGAATCGAATCCTATTCGCTCGAGACAGGCCGCATAGGCGAAACCGTCGCCACGGTCTATGAGTCGTCGCATCGCTCCCCGCGTGCGGCGGCTCGGCGCCTGGGCGAAATGATCAATGGTAAAACGTCACGTGCGGCAAAGGTTCGAAAGGCAATCGGCGCCGGATTGGCCGGCCGGTACATGGTCGACGGAATGGCGCTGAATCCGTTTCGCCGTATGTTCGAGAACGGAGTCACGTCATGACGCCAAACTATTCACCCGTCGCGCGGTTGCTCGAGGAGCTTTGCCGCGACCTGCCCGAAACGATCAGCCGCGACGATCTAGTCCGGCACGACGACTTGCGCCGGATCATTCTTGCCGCCGACGATCTTAGCAACCGCGTTGGCCGTCGCGCGCTGGACTGGGCAAAGTCGCGATGACCGCCCTCCCGATCGGCTCCGGCGTCACAATCCCGTACCGCTACCTGACTCGTCACGCGGGTATTTTCGGCGCCACCGGCACGGGCAAGACGACGACGCTAGGCGCTATTGCCGAGCGCGCGCCGTGTCCGGTTGTCATTTTCGACGCCAAGTCCGATTTGGAGTCGCTGGGCCGCTTGCATCGGCCAGCCATGCGAGTCGACGCCATGGGCGCCGATTTCATCAGCCGCGCGCTTGACCTTTCGCCGGCGCAATCCGGCGCGCTGCAAATCGCCCTGGCATGGGCGGATGACTGCAGCCGCGAAGTCGTGACGCTGGCGGATTTGCGAAGCCTGCTCAACGACGCCATGCGGCACGACCTGAGCGCGGATTATGGACTCATGTCGCCGCTTTCCGTTTCCGCCGTGCAGCGCACTTTGTTGCGGCTTGAACGCGCCGCGCCATGGGCTTTCGCCATTGATCCTTTCGACATCCGCGACGCATCCGGAATCAACGTCTACGCCTGCAGCGACCTGGCATCCGTCCCCGGCCTGTATGGCGCGTTCGTCGCGCACAAGCTCGACTCGCTTTACCGCGGCCTCGGCGAGCTCGGCGACGTCGCCGCGCCTGGCCTGTTGATCATGATCGACGAAGCTCATTTGCTTTTCGACGGTGCGACGTCTGAAATCGTCTCGCGGCTCGAGCAGGTGACGCGCCTCATTCGATCCAAGGGAGTCGGCCTGATCTATGTGACACAAACGCCGCTTGACCTGCCCGACGCCATAGCCGGGCAGCTGGCAACGCGAATCCAGCACGCATTGCGCGGCGCTACCGAACGCCAGCGGAAAGAGATTCGCGGCGCGGCTGAGACCATGCCGGGCAATGTCACCGTTGGCGACGTGCTGAACCTGGGCACGGGCGAAGCGCTGGTTTCTGTGCCCGATGCGAGCGGCCGCCCGTTGCCTGCGCGGCAGGTGCGGATTGAGCGTGGAGTCGTGCCGCTGCATTCGGTCGGGTTGCCGCCGCTGCCGCCCGCGCGGCCTCGCATGGCGGCCTCGGACGACTTCCAGCCCGACTGGACGCCTGAGAGGCCAAAGGCGTCGCCCTGGTGGCGCTGGCCATTGATCGTCGCCATAGTGCTTTACGGCATGGTGGCGCTGGGCAACGTGTTCGCCTAGCCTCAATCGAAAGGAGATTCCCCAGATGCAAATCGACTCATTGGCAGACGCCATCGGCCCGAAGCTCGACCCTAGCGCGATCAGCAGCGGCCCGAAGCTCGACCCTAGCGCGATCAGCAGCGGCCCGAAGCTATGAAATCCAAAATCGAATATCAGGTTGCCGAGCGGGTGGCGTTGACGGAAGCCGTGCTGCAGCGAGATCCGGACATCGCCCCGCTTTCGATCCGCCGCGAGGCTAGGGCGCTCGCAGCCCTTTAACACTCCCGAACGTCTCACTGCACAAGGCCGCCGCGTAGGCGGCCTTTTCCGTTTGCGCCTATGCCCAATGCGGTTCGATCCACCTGCTGGGCTGGGCGAGGCGCGCTGCCGCCTGCTGGGCTGGGCCGAGGCGCGCTGCCGCCTGCTGGGCTGGGCGAGGCGCGCTGCCGCCTGCTGGGCTGGGCGAGGCCGCCTACCGTCCCGCCTTCGAAATGGATCATTTCACATCATCGATCCTATGCGATGATCGATTCAGATCGATCTGCCGAATTCATCAATTGAATCAATGGGTTGGAATCGATTTGGCTCCGGGTCCTTCCGCGCGTTTTCGTCGTGGGGGCGGGGACGCCGAACCCCGATTCACGCATTTTTTGAAAATTTTCACAGTGAAACGGGGCGAAGTTGGGCTGTATCTGATCTTTTCAGCGTCAAAATGAGGAAAATAGTCCTTTCGACAGCCTGAAACACCCAATACACCCGGACTTTTCGTAGGGTGTATCGAATAACATATTGATTTTGCTGGTCATATACACCCCATACACCCAATACACCTTACTTTCTTAAAGGTAACTACAAAAGGGTAAAGAAGTAGAGCAGGCCATAGGCCATCACGAGTGGTGAGGGTCCGCCACAGACTATTCAGGAGTCGGGTGTAACGGGTGTTGAGGGTGTATCGGAGGGGTGTATTTCGAAGGAAATAGGCTGTATCGCATCCGCAAGATGGATTGTAACCGATCTTCAATCCTATCGCATCTCACGAAAAAAGCCGCTTCCGCGGCCCTTGGTCGTCGCAAAATCGCGTTCTGACTCAGTCTTGTTCGTGAATCTGAGTTCCGGGCCGGAAGTACACGCGGCATTTTCCGTATTTTTTGTTGACGTCGTAACTCGACACGATGCCTGCTGACCGTGGCCAACCGGCGACCGTCAGGGCCTTGCCGATCTTGGTCGATTCGGTGTGCGGGATGGTGCCGTCGCGGCCCATCATCTCTTCCCAAATCTGCGCTACGCAGGTCACCTGACGGTAGAGCTTCGGGGCGTCGGCGTCGAGGTCGTCGAAGCCGCTGTCGGTGCCTATGGGCTGATCGAGCCACGCCCCGATCTTGCCTGCCATGATCTCCTCGACCGTTTCGACCCGGCGGCTTTCCTGCATTGCAACGGCCTGCAGTGCGGCTTCTTCGGTCAGATAGAGCGGGAGTTCCCGGCCCTTATGCTCCGCGCGCATTCGCTTGTAGATATGAACGGCTTCGGCCCAAATCTGCATCACGTTCTGCTCAAAAAGGGCGTTGTCGATCTCGCCATCAATCTTGCAGACGATTGGCCAGAAGCGCCGGCCGCCGGTCTGATCTTTCAGGTATTCGCGGTCGTTCGTCGAGCCGATGAAGATGCACTGGCGCGGGAATTCACGAGCCCGTTTCTCCCACGCAAGGCGCACCTTGTCGTGCGTCCGGCTGACGAACGCTTTGAGGTCGTTCACCTCGGCGCGGTGCATCGACGATAGCTCGCCGATCTCAAGCACCCAGGTGCCCAGCATGACTTCGACCATCTGCTTCGGATCGCCGATGTCGCCGGCAAGCTCGTTCATCCAATGCAACCCGAGGACACGGATGAAGGTGGACTTGCCCTTGCCTTGCACGCCTTCGAGAATAGGCACGAAATCGAACTTGTGGCCCGGCCGGTAGATGCGCGCCACGGCGCCGACCAGCGTCATCAACGCCGCCTGGCGGTGGTAGGGCGTATCGTCGGCGCCAAGGTAGTCGATGAACATCGTTTCCGCCCGCGGACGGCTATCCCAGATCGCGCTTTCGAGCAGTTCCCTGACAGGGTGGAAGGATCGCTTCTGTGCCGAGATGTCGACGCCGCCGCGCAGGTCTCGGTCACTTACTTTGATCCCGTAACCCTTCATCTGCGTTTTCGATTCGATGATCGAGCGGATCGCGATGTCGTGACTGTCGGTCCAGTTGTCGCCGTTCAACCAATCCTTCACGTCCCACAGCTTCCCGTCGAGGTTGGCCGGGTCGTGCGCCGACTCGCGCTTCTTTTTCGCGCGGCGGCTGGTGCCACGCAGCACGATTTCCTGCGTGAACTCGTTGAAGGAGACGATGCCGCGGAAGCGCGGGTCGTTGTCGACGATGAGAGCGATGTTCGGCAGCGTGGCCTTGAGGTCGCCTTCTTCGCCGCGGTGCAGTTTCTGCACCCAGTTCGGGTCGATCTCGTCGCGATTTTCCGCTTCCGTGGATGTTGGCGAGGGCGTGTCGCCGAGCAGATCGGTCAGATCGAAGTCGCCAGCCGCGGCGGCCGGAGCGGGGATCACGGCCGGCAGGTCGAATCCGTCGTCTCCAAGATCGAGGTCAAGGGACAGTCGATTCGCATTGGCCGCCTGGATCAGCGTCGCCATGCGGACGGGATTCTTGCTGCCCTTGAAGGATTTCCAGACACGCGCTGAATCGCGGGCGTCGAATTTGGGCGATTGCTTTGCCCATTCGTTCCACCGCTCGAATCCCGAATTCGTGCCTTCGAACTGGTGATGGAGGGCAGCGCCGACGGTGAGCCATTGGTCGCGGTCGTCGACCCAGTCAGCCGGCAGGTCCGCGATGACACCGTCGACCTCGTCCGGCGTCAGGTCCATCGGACTGTGCCGCATCAGGGTGAAAAGATCGTCCTCGTCATCGTCGATCGTTGAGGCGGTTGAAGTCGAAACGCCCCACGACTCCACCATTCTGGAGTCGACGGTCATCAACAGCGGGAAATCCGGATCAATCTCGCGCTCCCATCGATAGGGCAGGCGGGTATCGGGATGGATTGACGGCGGAATGACCGCTTGGGCGCCGGTTCCGTAAACGTCGATTTCCCAATCGAACTTCCGGACATCGCGCTGCTTGCGCTCGTCCCACACCAAAGTGAAATCAGCTGACTTGGCGAGCTTTCGCTTCGAGAACGGCTTGTCGGTGAGGAAATAGATGTGCCGGCTGGCGCCGCCTGAACCGCTGATGACCGTCGGGAACGACCGCGCGCCGGGCCAGCGCTGCAGAAGCTCGTTCCACGCTTCGTCGGCAAGATCCGCATCGCGGATGTCGAGGTCGATCAGGTGAAGATACGCACCGTCTATGCGCGACGGTTCGCCCAATCGCACGCCGATATTGGCGTCTGTGCGATAGGATTTGCGCAGATCGGCTTCGGACTGCACCGCGGCGCTGGCCCATTCGTCTGCAATCGGCCGTTTCTCGAACGGCACAAGCCAGTGCAACGCCGCACCCGCCTCAATCAACGGTCGAACGGACTCGATTACGCCTTCGAGCGCGGATTCCCTGCTCATGACGACTGCTTCAGATGCCGATGAACGGGATCAGGTCGTCCCTGGTCAGCTTTCCGCGCTCTTTCGCGAGCTTGGCGTTCTTCGAAACCTCGAGCAGGGATCGAATCGCGGCCTTCGACAGACTATTGCTTTCGAACCACCGGTACAGCGTAAAGCGTGCGTTACCGGTCCCTTTCGCCAAACTTGCGGTGTCGATCCTCCCGAAATTGATGTGTTCGGAAGGCAGTTTGGCCACCAGCAGCTGATACAACGCGCCGGAGTATATCTCACTGGGACCGTCTTTGCGCGGCCGGCCCAGGCTTGGCTTCGTTTCCATATGTTCACCCCGTTGGATGCTTGGACCATATCGACGCGTTTTCAAAAAAGCAATCAATGTGTGAAAAATTTGCTGGACGGCTTGAAATTACAATCATTGTGTGGAAAAACGATGAGGCGAAATTGAAACCGCCCAATCAGGAGATACCAGTGAGCCTCGAACAACTGCTTGCCGAAAACACCGCCGCCCTCCGCGAGATGGCTTCGGTTACCAAGGAACTGATCGCCCTTCGCTCCGACGCCATCGAAAAGGTCGGCGCCGCTGCTGCAGCGACTTCGACAACTCGCAAGAAGACCGACACGAAGACCGATGCCGGCACCGGCGCCAACATCTCGACGTCGCCTGAAGACCGGCGCGATCCCGCCGACTCCAGCAACCCCTACGACGGCGTCAAGGAACTGATCGCTGCCTACATCGGCGGCTCGCCGCGCGAGGAAGAGCGCACGGCGCGCAAGGAGAAGATGAAGGCGCTTCTCAACCACGAGAAAATCAAGAAGGCCGGCGTCGAGACCGCGAAGAACGTCGACGACATCATGGAATCGGCCATCGACCTCTTCAAGAGCCAGGTCGCGAAGCTCACCGAGAAGGGCGACATCACGACGCCCGCAAAGGCGGCCGACGACCTCGACCTCTAGTCGTCGTCTCCGCTGAAGAGTGTCCTCCCGGCTGTTCCCGCCGGGAGGCGCTTCGGCGGGGAGTCCGCGGCGCTGACAGCATGGACCTCCTCCCCCGTGCTCTCGGCAACTCCTCCCACCGCGGACTCCCCACTCAAGCGCCTTAGAGGAGAGATTGCGATGAACCGTTTTGGATTTTTGGCAACGGTAATTTCTGCAAGTGCTGCCTTTTCGGTGCCCGATCTAGGTCGGCCGGTTTCTCAGCGTCGTCGGTGGCACGATCTCGGCAAAACGTTGCCGTCGGCCAAGGCTACCGGCGCCAAGGCTGCGGAAGTCAAAAAGAAGGCAGCGCGTAAGAGGCAGAAAGCGGCTCGGGCGATCACGCGGCACGGCGGGTGAAATGCGCCCGCACATATTTCCCAAGCATCGGCACATCGTCGTGATCGGCGCGCAGCGCTTCCCGACGAAGGTCATGCACGAGACGTTCGCCACCTACATCACGGCGGTCGGCACATTCTCGAAGGCGCTGCGGACGAAGCTTGGGAACAGCACCATTCGATTTGATGGCCCGTTCGGGTCGGACGGAATTCGGGAGCCGGAACTATGAGCACGAACAACGACGGCGGGCCGGCCTTCCCGACACCGATCGATGCGCGTTCGCGCGACTTTGCTCCCGTGTCTGTCGGCATGTCGCGCCGCGACTATTTCGCGGGGCAGGCTTCTGTTGGGTTGATCGCGATGGCGGGGACCGTAAGAGGTAAAGCAGACAAGTCGCCGACGGATATTGCGATTGTTGCCTACGAGGTTGCGGACGCACTGCTCAATGAGGGACGTAGGCATGTCAACAGTGCCGAAGTTGTCCGGCTGAAAGCCCAACTCGCTGAGGCGAATAGGAAAATCGAAGATTATGAGGCGATGCGTCCTCATTGGGCAAAGGGATACTCGTCCGACAGTATCGCGGCACAATCAGCGACGTCTGCCCTTTCGACTCTTTGGAAGATGCTCGGCGTCCCCCATCAGACTGCCGCTGTGCAGCGTTTGCGGGAATTGGTTGCCGGGAAACCCGGTCAATGACAGCACACGCCCGCCTTTCCCCGTCAGCATGTAGCCGTTGGTCGACCTGTACTGCGTCGGCGTCGCTGATCGACAAGCTGCGCGCCGCTGGCATCGTGCCGGAGCGCGACTCGTCGGTCTACGCGGCCGAGGGCACCGTGGCGCATGAGGTGCGCGAACTGTGCTTGGAGTTCGGTGTCGATCCGCATCACTTCGTCGGCCTCTCCATGCAGGCGGACGGATACGAGTTCACAGTCGACGAGGACATGGCCTCGCATCTGCAGACAGGCATCGACTGGGTCCGCGAGCACACCGCAAATCCGTTGGTCGAAATCCGCGTGGACCTCTCGCCCTGGCTGCCCGGCCAATTCGGCACATGCGATACGGCGTGGATCGAGGGCCTGATCCGAACGCTTTTCATCAGCGATCTGAAATATGGAGCGGGTGAGCCCGTCGACGCAACCGATAACAAACAGCTTCGGCTGTACGCCCTCGGCGCGTGGCACTACCTCGGGCAGCCGGACGTCGATCGCGTGGTGATGAACATCGACCAGCCGCGCGCCGGCGGGATGAAGTTCTGGGAAGTCTCGCTCGATGAGCTTCTGGCCTTCGGCGACGAGATGAAGGCGGTCTACGCGAAGATCGCGTCGGGCAACGTGGAAATTCGTCGCATTGGCACGAGCGGTCTGTTCGAAATCCTGAACGTCACTGGGGAGATCGAGTTCGCACCCAGCGAGGCTGCCTGCCGTTGGTGCGAGGTGAAGAAGGCGGACGGCGGTTGCCCGGCGCGCAACAAGTGGATGCTCGATATGTGTGTCGAGGATCTGGAAGATTTGCAGGCCGACGAAGCGAAACTTCCGAACCTCCTGACGATCACACCGTCCCGCCGCTGGCAGATCGTCAAGCACGCGTCGGAAATCCGTGCATGGCTCGCATCGCTTCACGAGGACTCGCTGCGTGCTGCCGTCGATGGCAGGCCCGATCCTGGCTCGAAAGCCGTCGAAGGCGATCTCGGCGACCGCTACTTCACGGACCAGGCGAAGGCCGCAGCGCTGCTGACTGCTGCGCTCGGTGACGCCGCCTACAAGCCGCGTCAGCTTATCGGCATCACCGACATCGAGACGGTCGTGAAGCCCGGCAAGCGCAAAACGGGCCATCCCGAGACCTGGGACGCCCTGCAAGCAATTCTCGATCGAGCGCCGGGCAAGCCGAAGCTCGTTCCTGAATCTCATGCCAAACCCGCACTTGTGCGGTGGGAGGATGAGTTCGACGACCTCTGAAACTTAGAAACCGAGAAGGAGTCCACGCCGTGGGCAAAGTAAACGAGAAAGACAAGACAGGCCGCACCGTGACGTTGACGCGCGTTCGCGCTTCGTTTGCAGATTCGTTGCAGGTCGCGACGCTGCCGAAGAAGAACAAAGACCCGGCAGCGAAGCCGAAGCATGGGTCCAACTTCATCATCGAGAAGGACGGCCCTTACGCCGAGCACTTCGAGAGCAACAAGGCAGCGGTCATCTCTGCGCTCAAGGCCGCCTGCCGTGAATTCAAGCGGCCGGAAGACTGGTGGAAGACCCTGTGGGACGACAAGCCGGACAACATCTCGTTCAAGCGCGGTGACCGGTTCAAATCCGATGACGGTGAAATCTACAAGGGTTATGCCGGCAATCTCGTCGTGGCTGCCAAGGGACCGAAGGGCGGCCAACAGCGTCCGCAGATTCGCGACCGTTACAAGAAGATCCTCGACGATGTGAACCGCATCAACGAGATCGTCTACAACGGCACATACTGTGACGCTGTCATTTCCTTCTACGGCACGGAGAACGGCGGCACTGCGCGTCTGACGTGCTCGGTGGAGGCCGTGCGTTCGCTTCAAGAGGGGGATCGGCTCGGCGGTGGCGGTGTCTATGTCGACGATGATGACTTCGACAGCGTCTCCGACGACGATGGCTTCGACACCAAGCCGGCCGAGAAGAAGCAGTCGGCCTCCAACGACTTCGACCTCTGATGGAGCGCTGAAATCGAGGGTGGAATGCTGCCCTCGATTTCACACAATGCGTGGAAATTCCTTATGAAAAAGCGTCACATCATCCTCGTCGAGATCAGCTTCGACGTGCTCGCACCGGAATCCCGAGCGGTCGATTTCCTTGACCGCTTGCTCCGTCATCCGGCTGCCGTTCAATCGGATATCGACTCTGCTGCAGCGGCCGATGGCGGCTCCAAAGTCGTGGCCTACCAGATCGTTGCCAGCACCGCCGGCAGCCGGCCGAAAGTCGCGGCGTCTCAGCGGGTAGGTGCGTCATGAAGCGCCCCGATCGCACTGTAGCCTCCTGGCCGACGCCGATGATCCGGACGCAGGGCGGCCCGATCACGGAAGCGCAGCTGCGCGATTTGCTCGTTGAGGCGGTCGCCACTGCGCTCGAAGCCGAGTTCGGCGCAGTGCGATGACCCTCCACACTCCCGCCGTCCACATTGCTCCCTTCGCCCTCTACAACGAGATTGACCCCTATGCAGCCGACTGGTTGGAAAACCTCATCCGAGTTGGTGCCATCGCTCCGGGCTTCGTCGATCGTAGAAGCATCGAGGATCTTGTCGGAGATGACCTCCGAGGATTTCGACAGGTTCATTTTTTCGCTGGCATCGGAGTTTGGAGTTACGCCCTCCGTCGCAGCGGCGTCTCGGATGACACTCCTGTTTGGACCGGAAGCTGCCCCTGCCAACCTTTCTCCGCGGCAGGCAAAGGCGGCGGGATGGATGACGAGCGGCATCTATGGCCTTCACTCCTCCACCTCATCCGAGAGCGACGCCCTGTCAGATTTCTTGGAGAGCAGGTTGCGAGCAAGGACGGCCTCGGCTGGCTCGACCTTGTATCGACTGACCTGGAAGCGGAGGGATACGCCATCGGGTCGCTCGATACCTGCTCTGCGGGCAGTGGGGCGCCGCACATCCGGCAAAGACTCCGCATCTACGCCTACGATCTACGACCTGCGGCAGGTGCAAGACCGCGCGGGGTGGAACACCCCGCGCGCGACGGATGGATCGAACGGTGGGCCGGACCAAGCGGGCGGAGCGTTGACTGGGTGGAATACGCCGACGGTTGCCGAGCGGGAACGCAGTCAGCAGTGCCTGGATCGGACAGCGGAGAAACGGTTGCGGGAGCACGGGCAGACATCGACCCCGCTCTACCTGACCGAGCAGGCGCAACTGGCCGGCTGGACCACCACCACCACCAGGGACTGGAAGGATTCGGGAGCGGACATCGCGCCGAGACTGGATACGGGGAAGGATCGTTTCGACCAGTTGCCGAGGCAGGCGAATCTAGCGGGCTGGCCGACGACGACGACGACGGACGCGAGACGCGGGGAGAAATACGATCCCTTCGCCCCGAACATGACTTTGAACATGGGAGCGCAACTGGCCGACTGGCCGACTCCGAACACAATGACCGGTGGACAGACATCACGGGGCGGGACTCGGAAGGGCGAACCGTTGATGGGCGGATTGGTTCAGCTTGCGAGTTGGGCGACGCCGGTCGTGCAACAGGCGAACGGGACGCCCGAACGCTTTCTGGAACGGAAACGCGAGAGCATGGCGCGCGGCTCGCAGTCGATGGGCGTGTCTCTGAGCGACTTGAATATGCAGGTGCAGGCGTGGGCTACGGACAGCCCGGCCCGACTAACGGTTTCTGGGCAGATGCTGATTGGCTCTTCTGCCGAGATGGAAAGTGGCGGCCAGTTGAACCCGAGTCATTCCCGCTGGTTGATGGCGCTGCCTTCCGAGTGGGATCAGGCAGCGCCTTCGAAGGCAAGTCGCGCGTCGGCATGCTCAAAGCCTACGGCAACGCGGTCGACGCGGAAGCCACGACAGATTTCATCGTCGCCTGCCGCGCAAGCGCATCTGATCTGGCTGCTGGCCGCGTGATCGAGGACATGGAGCTTTTGGTATGACGTTCAAACACCTGATGATCGATCTGGAAACCCTCGGCACTGCGCCCAACGCGCCCGTCGTCGCCATCGGCGCGATCTACTTCGATCCGGACACCGGTGCGTTGGGCGAGACCTTTGATGCGGCGATAGACATTGCCGACGCGATGCGCTTCGGCCGCGCCTCCGGCGACACGATCCGCTGGTGGTTGGGGCAGGGCGACGCCGCACGGCAGAAGGTCGTGCGCGGCAAGAACCCGGCGCCGCTCGTCTTTGAGAAGTTCTACGAGTTCTGCCTGAAGCACGGTTCCGACATTCGACCGTGGGGCAATGGTTCATCGTTCGACATCTCGATCCTCGAATATGCCTTTGGCCGCATCCTTGAGAAGCCCGCGCCATGGAAATTCTGGAACGTGCGTGACTGCCGCACGATCAAGGATTTGGCCGACGGTATTGTGCCGTTCAACGGCAAGCTCGAAGGCACCGCGCACACCGCACTCGATGACGCTCGTCACCAGGCGACGTGGGTCTCGGTCTACTGGCAGGGGCTGCGGAATCGGAAATCCGAGGTCGGAATTCCGATTCCGACGACGCCGACCAAAGTCAACGATTTCGATTTTTGAAAGTGATTCAGTGAAACCCCAGGTGTGGAATATTCGAAAGGCTCATCCGGATTCCGCCGTTTACATCGGTCGGGGAACTCCGTGGGGCAATCCGTTCCGTATCGGTGCGGATGGATCTCGGACGGAAGTCATCGACAAATTTGCCATGAGTGTGCTGCCGCGTCTCGATCTCCGCCCCCTCGTTGGACGGCATCTTGTATGCCACTGCTCGCCGGCAGCCTGCCATGGTGATGAGATTTTGAAGGAGGTCTCCCGCCGTCACGGCTCCGAGCAAGTGGACCTCCTCGTATGAGCACCATCCTTCTCGATGTGGAGACCTTTTGGGATTTCTTCTATATCGGTTTTAAGCGGATCGAAGACGGCAAGCGCGTCGGTGTCGAATTCAGCCGGCGCCAACCGATCTACGACCGAGACTACGTGCGCAGCATCCTCATGCGAAACGAGACGGTCGGTTTTAACAGCCTCTCCTACGATCTGCCGATCATCTGGTACTCGCTCGAGGAAGGCGTCACCAACGAGAAGCTGAAACGCGCCAGCGACAGCATCATCAAGGGCGGCATCAAATGGTGGGACGTTGAAGACTTCCTCGGCATCCGCATTCCCTTCGAGGTGAAGAAGCGCCACATCGACCTGATCGAGCCGCAGCCGAACGCCTTCGCCAGCCTCAAGGCGCTGAACGGCCGGATGCACGGCAAGCAGTTGCAGGATCTGCCCTACGACCCTGATATCCGTCCGACGTCAGAGCAGATGGACAAGATCGCCCACTACTGCCTGCATTCCGACCTCGACGCGACGGAAAATCTCTGGAATGCGCTGAAAGAGCCGCTGGACCTCCGCCGCGCGTTGGGTCCGTATTACGGCCAGAACTTCATGTGCAAATCCGACAGCCAGATTGGCGAGACGATCGTCAAGTCGCGGGTTGAGCAATTGTCCGGGCAGAAGGCACAACGCGCCGAGGTGCGCGCCGGCACCATGTTCCGATATCCGGTGCCCGAGTTCATGAGGTTCGAAACGCCCGAATTACAGGAGATCGTCGACCGTCTGCGTGAGACCGACTTCATGGTCCAGGCCGATGGCAAGGTGAATATGCCGGACTGGCTCGCCAAGGCCACTGTGACGATCGGCGCCATGACCTATCAGATGGGGATCGGCGGGCTGCATTCGACGGAAAGTAATCGGGCAGTCCACAGCGACGACGAACATGTGCTGATTGACGCCGACGTGGCATCGCAATACCCGGCGATCATCTTGATGCTCGGTCTATACCCGAAGGCGCTCGGTAGGCCATTTCTCGATGTTTATGGGGAGATAAAGGCCGACCGTCTGAAGGCCAAGAAGCGCGCCAAAGCGATCAAAGCCGAATTAAAGAAGGTCACCGACGAGGCTGAGCGTGCGAAGCTGGAAGCCGAGGCCGAGCAATGTAAGGTCCGAGACAAGGGCCTCAAGATTTCGCTCAACGGCGTCTATGGGAAGCTCGGCAGCAAATACAGCGTTCTCTACGCACCGCACCTGATGATCTCGGTGACCCTGACAGGGCAGTTGGCGCTGCTGATGCTGATCGAGCGTGCCGAGCGCGCCGGCATTCCGGTCGTCAGCGGCAACACCGATGGTGTGCTGTTCCGATGCCCGCGCGAACATTTCGGCGGGCTCAACGGGGAGAGCCTGAAGCCGTCGCTGCTGGCAGATGTCTGCGCGCAATGGGAGCGTGACACAGCTTTCGACCTCGAGTTCGGCGAATACAAGGCCGTCTACAACCAGTCGGTCAATTCGTATTTCGCGCTGAAGGCAGATGGTGGCCACAAGCGCAAAGGGCCGCTCGGCAATCCCTGGAATGAGCATCCGGATGACCACGACCCGGTGCGCGGCCAGTTGATGAAGAATCCGCAGGCGACGATCTGCTCCGACGCGGCGCTGGCGCGGATCAAGGACGGCACGCCGGTGGCAGAGACCATTCGCGCCTGCCGGGACATCCGGCAGTTCGTCACCGTGATCAAGGCGTCGAAGGGCGCAACCTGGCGCGATGAATATCTGGGCAAGACCGTTCGATTCTACTGGGGCGTTGGTGGGCAGCCGATCTTCGATGCGGTGCCGCATCCGACCACCGGCAACTTCAAGAAGGTGCCCAAGAGCGACGGTGCAATCGAATGCATGCGGTTGCCTGACGAGTTTCCGGACGATGTCGACTACGACCGCTATGTCGCGGAAGCGGAGAGCATCCTGACGGATTTGGGATACTACGGGCCGAAGATCGAACCGCGGAAGCCGCTGCGCATCACGAAGGCCAACGCGCTGCCGGTGCTGCTCGAATGGCTGAGGGCGGCATGAGCAAGATGTCTCGAGAGAACATCGCCCGCCGCGTCCGCGCGCTTGCGGCCATGACCCGCGAAAATGGCTGCACCGAAGAGGAGGCCATCACCGCCGCCGAGATGCTTGGTCGCATGCTGCGCGAGCATAACATGACGCTCGACGAAGCTGCCCTGCGCGAGCAGCCGTTCTCACGGCACACCGAAGCCGTGGAAGACATTGTAGGTGAACGCCTTTGGAAGCCCGCTGATGGCATCGCGTATCTGACAGGTTGCCGGTACTGGACATCGAGGCCAGGCGTCGCTCCAGTCACAATCACCTTCTTCGGGTTTGACCACGAAGTCGAGGTGGCGAAGTATCTGCTCGACATCTGCGCGCGTGCGATGCGCGACGGCCGCCGCGTCCTTGATCGCAGCAACCAACTGCTGAACCCTGCTAAACGGCGCCAGCGGCTTTTTGCCTACCTCGACGGGATGGCTGACACACTGCGTCAACGCATCCGCGATCTGCGCCCGCCTGAGCCTGCCGGCACGGGACTGATCGTGCTGCGCGATGCCCTGATCGTCCAGGCACTGGCACTCGAAAAAATCAAACTTGACCAGGGCCGTGGCCGACCTAGCCGCGACCTCGACTCTACCTACAAGATCGGCGTCGCCGCAGCAGAACGGGTGCGACTTGACCGCGGTGTCGGGCATTCGGGCGGAGAGGAAAGATTGCTGAAATGAAGGTCGCCAAGGACTTCGACTTCGAGACGCGCGAACTTGAAGCAAACGAGGAAATCGACGCGGTTGCGTGGGCGGAAAATCACGGCTGGCTGGTGCGTAAAATCGCCTACATCGGTAGGCGCAGTTGCCCGGATCGCATGTTCGTCGGTTACGGCAAGATCCTCCTGATCGAGATGAAACGGGGGAAGGGGAAGCTGTCAGCGGGTCAAGCGCTGGAGTTTCCGCGCTTCGCCGAGCGCGGCGTTACGGTGCATGTCTTCCACTCTGGCACCGACACGATCGCCTTCCTCAAGTTGCAGAGCCTCCTGGTATGACCGTCAGAATTCTTGTCGGTGACAGTCGAGACGTGCTGCGGCAGATGCCCAATGCCAGCGTCCACTGCTGCGTGACCTCGCCGCCGTATTTCGGCCTGCGCGACTATGGTGTCACCGGTCAGATGGGTCTCGAGCAAACCCCTGACGAGTATGTCGCCGGCATGGTTGATTTGTTCCGTGAGGTCCGCCGTGTGCTTCGCGATGACGGAACTCTTTGGCTGAACCTTGGCGACAGCTATGCGAACGATGGAAAGTGGGGCGGTCATACGGGCGGCAAGCACGTCTCAGCCCTTCATTGCTCGCCGATCGGTCGCAACAAAGTCTACACTGGGCTGAAGTCGAAAGACCTGATCGGCATCCCGTGGCGTGTTGCCTTCGCCCTGCAGGCGGATGGTTGGTATCTGCGTCAGGACATCATCTGGTCGAAACCAAACCCGATGCCGGAGAGCGTGCGTGATCGATGTACGAAGGCGCACGAATACATCTTTATGCTGTCAAAATCGCCGCGCTACTTCTACGACGCAGAGGCGATCAAAAACCCGCCGAGCGAGGCGCTTTTACAGCAAATCTGCGACGGTTACGATGGCGTCGACACCAAGGACTATCGAGCGGCCGGCGCACAGTCCGCCAGTGGCACGAAGGCTCGAATCATCGCCAACGCGCGAGAGAAGATCGCGCGCATTCGTGGCACTCCTCCTCGTCACGCGAAATACGAGTCGTCGGATCAGAGCGGCCTTGATGACGTTGCTCGTGGTTTGGGGAGCAACAAGCGGTCGGTCTGGACCGTCAGTCCGAAGCCTTTCAAGGGTGCCCATTTCGCAACATTTCCGCCCGACCTGATCGAACCGTGCGTCCTCGCTGGCTGCCCGGCAGGCGGTACCGTACTCGATCCGTTTGGCGGCGCCGGGACAACGGCGATGGTCGCACGGCAGCACGGCCGCGACGCGGTCTTGATCGAACTCAATCCGGCATACGCGAAGATCGCCGACGATCGACTGGCCGGCCGGCCGAAGACGGCGCTCGAAACGTGGCTGGTGGCGGCGTGATCCGCCCACGTTCTGCCCTGCGCGCGTCTCAGCGCCTCATAGCCAAGATCGCCCGCGAGCACGGTGCCAAGCTGCTCATCAGCGGGATGGGTTCAGGGAAGACCGGCGCCACTCTCACGGCATTGGTTGACATGCTCAACCGGCTCGAAATTCATCATGTGCTGGTCATCGCGCCGAAGTTCGTCGCCGCGAACACCTGGCCCGATGAGATCGACGTGTGGGAGCACACCCGAGGCATATCCGTCGCTGTCGCCGTCGGCGAGGAAGACGAGCGCATAGCCGCGATCGAGCGGCGGGCGGAATTGACGACGATCAATTTCGACAACCTCCAATGGCTCGCCAAGCACATCAGGACCGTGGAAAACTGGTACTGGGACACTGTGGTCATCGATGAATCAAGCCGCTTCCAGGCGGGAGAAGGGCGCACGAAAGCGGCCAAGGTCCGCACGGTGAACAAGGCCGGCGAGATCGTCATCAAGAAGCGGCCGGGTGGCAACATGACCCGCTTCGGCGTGATGACGACCGCTCGTCGCAAGATCGAGCGCGTCATCGAGCTCACCGGCACGCCGGCGCCGCAGGGCATCCGGTCCCTATGGGGCCAGACCTATCTACTCGACCAGGGTCAAGCGCTCGGCCGCAGCAAGAGCGACTTCGAAACGCGCTACTTCGACAAGGACAAATACACGCATACCGTCACCCCGAAGCCGGGTGCCGAGGACGAAATCCTGTCGAAAATCGGGCATCTGCTGGTGACCATTCCGCCGGAGAAAGTGGCGGACGATCCGATCTTCATCCCGACGCAAGTACGGCTGCCTGCCCAGGCAATGGTGGACTATCGGGAGTTCGAAAAGACGCTCTACAGCGAGCCCCATGATGTCGAGGCTGTTTCAAGTGGCGTGCTCGCCAACAAACTGCTGCAATTCGCCAACGGCCATATGTATCGCGAGGACCGCTCTGTCGTGCATGTTCACGACGCGAAAATGGAAGCGCTCGAGGAACTGGTGGAAACGGCGCAGGGTGAGAACTTGCTGATCGCCTACAGTTTCAAATTCGACAAGGACGCAATCAGGAAGCGCTACCCGGACGCAGTCGTCGCCAACGAATACAAGGGCGATCTCATCGGCGACTGGAACAAGGGCAAGATCAGCAAGTTGCTGGCGCATCCCGCATCGATCGGACACGGGACCAATCCGCAGTACGGTGGTCACATTATGATCTGGTATGGCCTGACCTTCTCACTCGAACTGTGGCAGCAAATGAACATGCGTCTTCCGCGGCCCGGGCAGACGAAACAGGTGCTGATCTATCCCATCATTGCAGAGGGAACATACGACGAGCGCGCATTAACCGTGTTGAACGAGCGAGACGTCACGCAGCAGCGAATCATCGACATATTTGCACACAGGGATTGACTTTCACGCATGTCAACGCCAATTGATTCACGTCAATAGTGAAAAGGGGGATCAATCGACGTATGAATGAGACTAAAAAGCCTGTCCGCGGTGTGATTCATAAAGAGTTTGCTCGCCGACTTGAACAGGCGTGCGACGGGAACGTGAACATTCCGCAGATCTATCACGGCCGGCTGAAGTGGTTCTCGGAACAATACCAAGAGCGGTGGGGCCGCGCCGTTCCGCAGGAAACCATCCGTCGCTGGTTCGCCGGCCTGTCCAAACCGAGGCAGGAAGACCTCGTCAAGATGGCGCAGATCCTAAAGGTCGACCCCGCCTGGTTGGCGATCGGCGTTCCGAACAAATCGACTGAGACGGTGATGGCCTCGAACGGTGCCGTCAATATCGTCGCTGGTTTCATCCAGATGGGCGGAGGTCGCCCGGCCTTGCCACAGGACGATGACGATGAAGCCGACAAGAACCACATTGATCTGTACGCCATTGTCGATGGCGCGAAGCACAACATCACCGTCGTCGTTGCTGTGCCTGGTGAGCCGGATGCCAAATTCGTAGTGCCTGTCGCCGCCAAGAAAAACGTGATCCTGGGCGTAGTCCGCGGCATTGGAACCAGCGTGACGATCTACGATCTCGAATGGGACACGCTTGAAAAGTCCGGAACCCGCGTCGGCGCCGATATCGAAATCGCAGTCGAGGGCGGAAACTGGCGCAAGATTTCACAGCTTTCCGACAGGTTCAAACGCGGATAATCAGTCCAGCAGCGAACCGAGGTCATTCGGATCTTTCGCCGTTAGAAAGTTGCTCCACCACGTCGCCAGCCGCCTCCGCTCATCCAGAAATTGGGCGTGGTTGTAAGACGCTCGCACCTTCCCGAGAGGAGCGTGCGCAAGAGACCGTTCAATTGCATCTGCCGTCCAGAGACCGGACTCGTTTGCGATGGTGGAAAACGTGGCTCGCAGGCCATGGACAGTCGCCTTAGAATGGTAGCCGAGACGATAGAAGGCGAAGATCAATGTGTTCTGACTGATCGGCTTGTCGCGCACTCCGGGCACGATCCACTCGGAAATGCCTGCGATCTGCTTCAACTCCGCCAGGATGCGTTTGATCTGGGGCGTCAGCGGAATGACGTGGTCGCGAGACATCTTCATGCGTGCGGCGGGGATGCGCCACAGGTCGCCGTCGATCTCTCCCCACTTAGCAAAACGAAGCTCATTGGTCCGAACGACGGTATGCATGACGAGTTCGATGGCCAAAGCTGTCTTTCGTTCCCCATCGTAGATACGGAGCCGCCGAAAGAAATCGGGCAATTCGGACTCTTTGAGCGCAGCCATGTGCTGCACTTTAGGTTGCGGTCGGAGCGCGCCTTTCAGGTCGGCCGACGGGTCGCGCGTGGCGCGGGCGGTCGCGATGCCGTACCGGAACACCGCTCCTATGCTTTGTCGCAAACGCTTCGTCACGTCGATCGCGCCACGTTCTTCCACGGCGCGTAGCACGGTCAGAATTTCGGGCGCGGTGATGGCGTCTAGCCTGAGATCACCAAGTTTGGGAAACACGTCACGCTCGAACCGGCTTAACACACGCTCCGCATGCGCTTGCACCCAGGCGGCCTCTTGGGCGCGGTGCCATTCGCGGGCAATCGTTTCGAAGCTGTCATGGGCTTTGGCGGCCGCTTTGCCCTTCATCGTTGAAGGGTCGATATCGTCAGTCAGGGCCCTCTTGGCATTGGCCCGCAAGGCTCGGGCATCGGCCAAGGTCACCTTTGGATAAGCGCCGAAAGACAGGGTCTTCTGCTTCTTTTCGAAGCGGTAGTTCATGCGCCAGAATTTCGAACCGTTCGGATTGACGACGAGGTAAAGACCGCCACCGTCGGACATCTTCTTTACGCTGGCTTCGGGTTTGGCAGAGCGGCAGGCGGAGTCGTTTAGCGGCACGGGGACTCTCATTCATACGCGGTTGGTATCGTTCCTTTCACCATGACCAACAATCGTTACCACAGCAAGGAGATGGGCCGTGTCTGATCTTCGATGGGAAACGGCCAGAAAAGTGAAAAAATGCACTAATACCGTGAAATGATTATACAAAATGGAATGCCGCCTGAGGGCGGAAATACGCTAGGACTTAACTTCGGAAGGTTTTGGTAGCGAGGAGTGGACTCGAACCACCGACCCCAGGATTATGATTCCCGTGCTCTAACCAACTGAGCTACCCCGCCACAAGGACGCCGGTCATACCGGCACCCGGCCGCGTCGGTTACGCGCGACCTCCGTAAGGATGGGCGCGATATAGTGCGCGTCGGTCCGGCCTGTCAAGCATTGGCAATGCCCTTGTTCACCACTTCGGCACGGGGTCGCCACGAGGCCGTGCACAGCGGATGACCTGCGGCGTTTCCGCGCCGGGGTTGAGTTCGCCCCTTTCGCTGGCTATGTGTCTGCGACCTTTTCCTTGGAATGAATTTC